CAGCGCCCGGTAAAGATAATTCATCTAGGCGATCATGATCCTTCAGGGATTGACATGACACGCGACATAATTGAGCGCATCAATTTATTTTTACGTGATGGTTTAGATAAAGACGCGCCGTCAACTATCCCGTTTGACGTAAATCGTATTGCGCTTAATATGGCACAGATTAAAGAGTACAAACCACCAAAGAATCCTGCGAAAGTCACAGATAGCCGCTATAAAAAATACATTGATCAGTTTGGTAAGGATTGTTGGGAGTTAGATGCGCTGAAGCCTAATGACCTTGCCGTTTTGATTGGTAACACAATAAGGGGGTATATGGATATTAAGCGAATGGACAAGCGCAAAGTACTTATGGAAGAGCAGAAGGCAATGCTCAAAGATGCCGCAGAGTTTGTCGAACACCCCGACCGATGGACGAAATCGGGCAATGCGCCATATTACTTCGGTACGTAATATGAAGAAACAAGCACTTATAGCGTTAGCCGAAAATGGCTCACATGATGAGTATTGGACACCTGCATACGCTGTTACACCTTTATTAAAACATATTCCCAAAGGAGCAACTGTCTGGGAGTGTACAGACACAGAAGGAAAAAGTGAGATAGCACGTGTGCTTCGTGAACATGGTTGTACTGTCGTTACCACAGGCAGAAGAAAGTTTGATTTTCTATTTGATGAGCCTGACTTTCATTTCGACTACATAATTACAAACCCGCCTTACTCAAAGAAAGATCAGTTCATCGAGCGGTGTTACGAACTCAAAAAGCCGTGGGCAATGTTGATGCCGCTGACAACTCTTGAAGGTGTTGTGCGTGGTCAGATGTTTCGCAAGAAAGGACTTGAGGTCATGGTGTTCGACCGTCGTGTCGAATACATCGGTAAATCATGCTGGTTTTCTTCTGCGTGGTTTTGTAACAAAGTACTAAAACAAAAACTTATATTCGCCGAATTGGTGAAGGAGAACAAATGAAAATTATAACAGGATTGGTTAAAGGCCCGTTTAAAGATGAAGCGGAGTTTAAGGCAGCGTATCTTAAAGTGATGCGAAAACGCTTTGGAGCTATCAAGTTTTTTGAGATAGAGAGTGCTGAAACAGAAGTCGGTATCCCAGACATCCTTGCTGCTTCTTATGGACAGCCTGCGGTATTTACAGAACTGAAGCACGTAAAAAAAGACGGGCTTATAAAGTTCACAGCAGATCAGCCAATATGGTACAAGAAAAACGCAGACCTGCGCGTACAAATCCTTGTGTGGGACAGCAGAAACAACCTTTGTCTGTATCTTGATCCTGCTGATGTGGTAAAAGCAAAAACACTTTCGATGAAAGTTCCGCCGCTTGATGAAGTAGTAGAAATGGAGTTTGATACACCAAATGTATAACGAAACTTTAATAGGCATCATGTGTCTACACTGCGGGAAGCTAGTATCTGAAAGAGCATCCAATGAGATACGTCTTCCTAAAGATGTAGCAAAGAAACATGGATGGCATCACACAGCAACAAAGCGGCAGGAAAAGAACGGTGTGTTTACAAATTGGAAATGCAATGTCTGTCATGAGGCAGGACACTAAATGACACGATACGAATTGTGGATGCTCATTCTTTCCGCGCTAATACTGTGCGGTAATTTTGCAAATGTATTCATAAATCTTTTAAAATAAGGAGGCAATATGAAGTGGCTTATAGTACCGACACAAGCATTTAGCGCAGATAATGATGATTTAAAATCACGTATTGCCTCTGACAAAAAGGCACGTGCCGGGTTTGATGATCTACCTTGGTTTGTGAAACTGTACTTGAAGTTCTTTAAAGAAAAGGTTTTTGTCATACACGATGAAATCAGTTGGGTGAAGTCAAATGCGCCAATGCCGGAGCAGAAGAAAAGCCTTCGCTCACAAGTCATAAAGGTACTTGAAAAACATTCAGAAGCAAGGTGCGGAATGACTGGTACACTGATGACAAAATCACCCTGTAACATAATAGACCCATATCAGTTTCTTTCTGCTTCTTTTTTTGAAGATGAGAATATATACGATATTGCTGAACAGTACAGTATAATGATGTCCTTGCGTGCTGCAAGAGGCAGGCGTGTAATGATTTCCCAGAAAGAGTGGGACAAAGCACGAAAGAGGCTCATCAATGCGTATAAGCTGGGCGGAGAAGTACAGTTAAACTCTGCTAAGTTTAGGATATTCAAAGAACTAGGACTACGAGAAGAAGACTGTGAGCATATACTTACAAGTAGAACATACACTCCATTTAAGAATATTGACGCGTTGATGCGCAGGGTGCAGACAGTAACAATGACCGTAGAACGGAAAGACATATTTGATATTAAAAACGACAAGTTTGTGTATACGCCTATACAGCGTTACGTGAACATATCTGAAAAAGGAAAGCGGCTAGGTAACGAGCTTGTGAAGGTTGGTTTTACAGACAACATTGTGCTTGGCAAAGCTAAAGCACTAGAGTTGTTATTGCGGTTACAGGATTTGTGCAACGGATTTGAACCTATAGAGAATATTGCTGAAGAAGATGAGTGGGATGAGAACAGAAAACGTAAAATAGAATACGTCCCGTTAGGTGAAAACCCAAAGCTAGACTGTCTTGAGGAATTGCTTGATGAAATAGGGTACATGGATAACCAAATTGTTGTTTGGTGTTCAAGGCGAAATGCTTTTGACAGCATCGAGGCTCGACTTACAAAAATGGGTGTATCATTTGTGTCTTATTCAGGAAAACAAAATACTGAAGAAAAGAAAGAAGCAGAAGAAAAAGCAAAATCAGGAGAGGCTAGAGTGTTCTTGGCTAACCCAAGAGCAGCAGCGTTTGGGCTTAATTGTTTGAAGGCATTTAACTATATGGTTTGGTACTGTGTTGGGCCATCGGTAGAAGAATATCATCAGGCGCAGCACAGGCTTCTTAGAGGTGAATCTAAAAACCCTAAGTTTGCGTATCAAATTAGTATAAGAAACTCGGTAGAGCAAAAGAATTACCGTACACTAAACGCGGGACAGGAATTACTAAGTGCTGCTAATAGCGCAGAAATATTTAAGTTTGGGTAGGAGGAAACCATGCTGATTATTTATGACACAGAAGACGAAAAGAAAGATGTATTGGCCAATGCAACAGAAGTGCATAGATGCCTTGCAAACAGGGCTGTAGATGATGAGACTACGAACACACTCATCGCGTTTGAGTACCTGCAAAATAAATTACACATGGGGTTGGTGAAAGCATGATAAAGAAAAATGAAGATGGCTTATACGATTTAGTCTGCGACAATTGTGAAGATACACAGGCGGAACTTGATCAGGATGCTTCCTTTGATGAGTTTATGGAGGCTGTGGAGTACAAAAAACAAAACAGGGATAGATGGTTCGGCGTAAAATCACGAACGGAGAAAGACCCTAAGAAAGGCTGGTTTGACCTTTGCTATGTGTGCTATAATGATAAGGATGTTGTAGCGAGGTTTCGTAAATGAGAACAAGACCTTACCGATGGCAACAAGAGGCTTTTGTCTTGTTTAGAGACGTAAAAGCATTTATGCTTAATGTTTGTTGTGGGGCCGGGAAGACGTTTGCGGGAATATGGATAGCAACGCATAAAGCACTTCCAGTGATTGTTATAGCGCCCAAAACTTTATGCAGCCAATGGAAGGATGAGCTTATGTACGAAGGTATAAAGGAAGACGATATTTTTGTGTTCGACCAACCTACATATTCAAAAAATCCAAAACAATACAGGGAGGCGTTTTCACAATGGCTTCAAAGCTAATGTATCGTGACACTGGCTTCGAGTACGTCAGAGGTTCGGAGAAAGTGTTGTTTAGTAACGGCGTATGTATAACAACTATGGAGTATCAAGAGTTTGATAAAAAGAACATAATGGTACACGAGATTCTACAACGCGCAAAAAAGGGTGTTCAACTGTACGATTTTGCTCATGCAGTTAAAGAAGGACAACTACGGCCTATCAAAGCGAGTATTCCAGAACGACCTGCCATTGCAAGGAAAGAGAAACCAACACTCTCTACACCTACTGTAGAGAAAGTGGTGTCCGACACAAGAACAGAAGTAGTTAATGTCTCTCATTCTCTTAGTGTATCTGATATTGATGAACTTCTGTCAGAGGAGCAGAAAGAAAGTACACAAACGGCGGAGCCTGAAGCTGAAAGCTATCCAATGTCAGAGCTTATGAATTATTTTACAAAACAACAAAAAGAAAACCCAAAGCCTGAAGTCCCGGAGATGTCGTCCTTTGCAGAGAGGCAAAAGGGGCTTGAGATACCACCTATGACATCCAATGTCATACATCCCAAAGAAAACGATATTCCGTACTGGAAAACAGTTCCGTTTATCGTGGAAGTAATCATGCTTCTTGTAGCAGGCGGTTCTGCTGTGATGTCGGCGTATCATACAGTACTGTTTATGTCCGGCGTACTAGGCCGTCCTGAATGGGTGTCTTTATTTATTGGTATCATTCTCATTCTCTTTTCTGCTTCATCTTTTACTGCTTCAAGGCATTTCTTTATGGAGAAGGGTGTGTCCAGTAAAGTTTTTGGTTCAGCATTTGTGTTTTTAGGCATACTTGTTGTTGTATTTTCCATGTTTTCTACAATGGGTGTATCACACCAACAATTTGCATGGCAGGAGAAAGATGCTGCAATGGCGGTGATAGAAGCCCGTACTGAAGCAGCTACAGCGCAGCAGACGCGAGAGTTTATGGAATTAGAAGTGCGGAGGCTTGACAATGAAATCGCAAGGACGCAGGAAGAAATCAGAACCCATACTACCGACAGTAGAAGCCATACTACAGATGAGCATACATACCAAGCGCAAGAATTGTGGGGACTTAGGAACATCGCAAGACAAAACAGAATCACGTCGCAGCGTGAATTATCGCAGGCGCAGGAAAGACTATCCGTATTTAATAATCAACGTAACGAAGCGTGGGAAAGTCTCGTTAGTTCCAGTACAACAGGGATTGTTGCATCAAGCATCATTAGTGCGGAACGAGGCGACATATTTACCATTACAGCCAGTGTACTCAACACTGAAGAAGAAACACTAATGTTTTTCATATACACTTTACCTGCTGTGTTTTTTGACCTTGTTGCGCCTTTTGGCGTGACCATCATATTACTTTTAGAAGACAGAAGACGAAGGAGAAAATTAAATGAAAGCTGTTAAAAGATTTTTTACGCAGGTACTCACAGCGGCAATTGCTACCATTGTTATCGTTGGCACGCTTGCTATCGTATGCGGACTACTGACACTGGTTGTCATGGGTGGTTTTGTTACGGTAGGTATTATTTTTGATTTATCGTTGCCATATAAAACTATAGCCGCCTTGACCCTATTAGCTGTCATGGCGGCTATTGGTATCTTAGCCATTAAAAAATATTCAGATGGCAAAAAGATAATTAAGGCGCAGGCTGGAAACGTGCCTCAAACACCCTCTCCTGCCCAGGGCCAGGAGCAGTCACAACCAACACCGCCGTCAAATCAGTAGATACCGGGACAGCAGGGTCGAAGTCAACATCTTCAGGGTAAACAGGGGCAGAAAGGAACCAGCCTGTGAACACAAAGCCAGCGCCTGGCATAGCCTGTGCTACAATGCGCCTGCCTGAAGGTATTGTGAACTGTTGTGGCGTAGCAATAGAACCAGCGTCTGCTGCTGCTTGTGGTGTTACTGACATCCTGAAGAACACAGGTGGTGTTATTTCAGGTATGTTCACGTCAAGACCTGTACGTGTGCGCTGTATCTGATTTATGGGGTTTGTCATGGGGTCATCCATGTCCTCAAAATCTTCAGTCACCTGAATTGAATTACTGCGTACCGCAAGTTTTTCCGTACCGTCCTGGTACGTTATGCGATACTCTGACATGATTTTACGTGCCATAAAAAGCCTCCTAAATAATTATATCGAGCCACAGCGGTATTATTTTATTTACCGCAGGCTTAATGAATCCCAAAACAATTCGCCCAATTTTTAATATCCACATCGCGATAATCGCGAACCATAGCCAGAAGTTCATTTGTCTGCTCTTGGCTAACTGTTCCTCTATTATCATTAGCCGCGTTGATAAGTCTATTGACCTCTGCGTCATACTGCTCAAAGAGGAATATAATCCTGTCAATTCTGTCTGTGATGCTATTCGCTCTTGTTCGGATAGCCTCAAGTCGTTCGACCGTTCCTCCAACAAGGCTATCGTATTCACTAAGTCTGCGCTCATAGTCAGCATTTCGCCTTTCAAGGTCTGCAATTCTTCGCGTATACTCGATGCTGTCGATGTCAGCGACTGCGACTGTCCTGCATCCTGTGATAAAAACAGCAAGCAAGATAATAATAACAAAATAAAACTTCCGCATATACGCCCCCAATTTCTTTTCATTTAATCTCCCTCCGCGCCTTTTTCCATGTTCACTGCAATACTTCCATCTATTTGAGACACAATATATAAGAGATTACCAAGGTGCATTTCCTCATCGTGCATAATTTCTTCAAGCCTGTTGATAACACCTTTCTCATCTTTATACCCACTCTCTTTAAGACAGTCGATTATTTCAGCATAAAGATTTTGCGCTGATAATTCGTCTGCCGCTGCTCCACGTAATGCCCGAATAATTTCGGATATTCTCATAAACTTGCCATTACGGGGCAAGCACCGTGTCTCTACCTTCGCCATACGCTATTATAACCCCACACCCCTTGTATTTGTCAACTCTATAGCGAAACTTGTTCCTTTTGATGTTGGTTGCGGTGTAAGGCGTACAGCAGGCCCTTCAGCGTGTACCGCATCCTGTACCTGCATAAGTATAACTCCTGCCGGAACTTCACCAAGGATATATTCGCTCCACTGAATACCATCTTCCATATCAACAGGGTCTAAGCCACGCTGCTTTACAATGCTAAACATAGCTCTGTCAAGTACTTCCTCACCAGGGTTTGTGATACACTCAATATCTGTTATGATTGTAGGGTCAAAAGGATTCCCGTACACAGGGAACAAATCAAACACGTCATCAACAAGCACCATCACAGGGCCGCGAGGCTGATACATTTTTTCTTTTCTGCTTACTCTAAAATCCATATCTTACATTCCGTCATAATCCCACAGCAAATGTCCGTATGTAGGGCTATTTGGGTCTCTGTCTATAAATACCGTAGGGGTATTACTGCCGCCGTAATAAAGTCTAAGATGTCCGTCACTTTCTACACGGAAAGCCCACATATTAGGCACCGCTATAGCGCCAAATCCAACCGGGTTTTTTGATATGTACCAGTCTTGTATCACATACCACACGTTATCAATACGTTGAAGTGTCCGTGTATACTCTATACCACTATCTATATATTGAAGTTCTTGCGTTGCTATCCAAGCAGGTACTGCTGATGTTAGAGTTTCAGTATTACTACGAACAGTAAGAGTAAACTTACCGCTGTCTTGATAGGGTATAGGAGGCCCATTTTGGAATGTTCGACTACCATCTTCCATGACGTACATTCTTGTTCTAGTATAGGTATTTAGATTTGATGATGCCATTGGCCAAGCCTGCGATGTTCCTTCTCCTACTACGTGCCACGCAGATGAATTGGTGTACGGCATAGGACGATTGTTTGTTGTGGCACTAATAGCACATTGGTACCATTGAACTACTAAACCCTCACCGAGTACCCACACAACATCACCAAGATAATAAGTCCTTGTAGAATCATACATATTTCCATTACGTCTAAAAAACACGTCTAAAAAGTTGAGAACCCCAATAAGCAAATCCACAACCATATTTAAGTTAAATGATGTACGTCCTGTGAAGTGATTTTGGAACTCACGCGCAATAGATGCACCTTGTGTTTGTATTCCTTTATCTACCACAACAGGAGCAGTCTCAATATTGTCTTGTATTGGAATGTTTTGCTCATTTGCGTAGTCGTAAGACGCAGTGCCTTCAATCATTCTTTGGTTATACGCTTCTTGTGTATAGCCGAAACGAGAAAGACGACCCGCTGGTGACGCTAAACGATTAAGCAAGGCCAACGCATCATTAAGGGCGTTTACAACAATCATACATACCTCCTTATGTCTCTTGTATCACTCTATTAAAAAAAGTAAACATTGGAAACTTCATGCGCAGGGCAATGAGCCATGCTGCATACCTTCTTGCTCTGTTATAGACTGTCTTAGAATCATCTAAGCTATAGTAGCATATATAATGCCAGTTTGTCTGCACAACCTCCAAGTTATATATATACCCTTCGCCCATGACTTGAGTAATATTAAACAATTCCGCTAAGTTAGTACCTTTTCTTCTGATTCGCTGTAATGCCTCAAAAAGCATTTTGTAAGTCATCACATCAAGCGGCAGTTCTGCATCAAACAGTTCCCGAAAGTGTAAATATTTCAGCCCATAAAACTCAACGTATGCTGCGTCTTGCGGCGGGGCAGAAAGAATATGCTCTGGAATCAGTGTCCCGTCTTTTTCAAACACATCAACGCCTTCCCTTATGTAGCCTAGCGGAACTGCTCCGCGCTCAACATAGGTAGTCCTGCGCTCATCATTTGCTAAGGTATTTATGTCTGTATCATAATCATCCTGCGTTGTCCTCACAAACATAAAGCTCTCATAAGACATATCCAAAAGTCCTCTTTCTGAACGCTGCACGCCGTTTATCATCTGCCCTTCTGTAAACCAAATAGAGCCTATCGAAGAATCAGCCAAAGCACGCGGTTGAAACAATCCACCAATTTTACCTATGTTATAAATATCCTGTGATCTTATCGCTAATCTTTCTGTTGTGTGTTCTTCGTACATTATCCACTGAAATTGCGCGTTATACACAAGCTCATCTAACAGCCCTGTGACATGGCAGTACCCATTCAAGAATGTACACAGCGCATTGAGGAAAAACCCATTTAGTTCACCGCGAAAAAATCTAAAGAACTGCTTCATGTTGGCATCCTTAAAGTGGAGCTTGCGGGGAATCTGTCTGCTATTTGAGGAACAGCAGGCATACCAGATGGTGGAGATGGTGGGTCTGGTGGGTTTGGAAACGGAAACGGGAACAGCGGCGGAAGTCCTACAGACGCAGACACGCGATTCATACTCAACCTAAAAAAATTACCTATCTGCCCCAGCGTAGGCATCTTTTCTTTTATATCTATTTCATTTACTGCATTTTGTACCTGTGCGTACATCTCTGCGACATTGGGAATGTTGTTTGGCAAGCCCGGATTGTCAGGCAAGGTGGGAAGTGGTATCATTTATATTACCTCCATCGGCAACATCATAAAGAGTTGAATCATAAACCAGACACAGGCATTTGTCCTAATTTGAATAGACTGTCCGTTACGTGAATTGACTATCGTCACAAACCTTGTTTGTGCGTTGTATTGTATATTGATATTGTTACAGAAGCCTATTGGTGCTTGGGGATTTTGTGCGTTGCGTCCATAATTTATAATCCAATTTTTACTTTCAACAAGTTTACCTGTAGAGAGAAGGCTATCCATTCTTTTATAACGAAGTCTGCACTGCACAAAACGTGTCCAATAAGCAAGGGCTGGATTTGCGTTAAACGGATTACCGAAGTTTGCTTCTGCGCCTACGTATGTCAACTCATTTATTGTTTTCCAACGAGAGGCGTAGGTATCAAGCAACGGAGCAGAGAAATGTACCTCCACGTTCGATAGCGGTGTGTCTGCAAGGTCTACTACATCCGCTGTGCCATTATAGCTTTTAGTTGCTTGTGCTGGTATTGTGAAAAACGGGTTATCTCTAAGGTCAGAAACATTTATTCTATAGTCTGCACCGCCAACGCTAAACTGCATCGGTACAAAATTACCAGCAGCGTCATTAAAAAAGTCAGGGCCGTTAGCTACTACGGCAGCATCGGATGTGTTTAGTATGTTTACTTCTAAACGGGCTGTACTTCCTTGGCTTGCGCCTGGGTCTGCGCTATTGGTATCTGGAGCGCGTCCTCTATCTGCTACCCTGCGCACTTCTACGCCGAGCCAAGGATACTTGGACGCAGTCGCAGCACTTATTGTTGTAGTAGCGCCAACTACATCACTAGTAAGTTCACCAATCTGTAACGCTGCGGCTATACGTCCATTAAGTTCATCAGCTAAAACTGCTCCGGCTGGTTTGTAATTTGTATATGTGCTTGGAATAGTTCGATGTACCAAAAACGCAGGGGAGCTTTGGCTTGTTACACGCAATCTAAAACGTGTTGGTCGTGCTTCTATCTCTCCTTGGGCATCAGCACCATGTGTAAGTCCTACAAGGCGTACAGTACATGATAAACCTATACCGCTTGGTCGAGGCATATTAAGGTTAAGTGTAGCTCCATAAGTAGTCAACTGCCGTTGTTGCGCAAGTAAATCTTCTCTTGCTCTAGCCAACATCATCGACTGATCTGTTACAGCTTGCTCAAGACGCGCTATTTCAGCAGTGTCTTGATCATCAACAGATGTATTATCAAGATACGCAAGCAAATCATTTTCAGCAGTAGCTAAGCCTGTCGTATATGCGTCTACAGCCGATTCAGATGCCCTTATTTCTGCTTCTAGTGTAGCCACATCATCTACCGCCACTTCAGGAAGTCTGTTTCCTTGCTCATCTGAAAAATACGGGTCGTACCCTGTACTTTGTGCCTCAAAGGAAATTATTGCCGAAGTAGTATCAAAATTATGCTCAAGGAGCAATCTATCTCTGCCATCAGCACCGCCTAAACCTTCACCTAACGAATCATCGTCATATCTTGCCCAGACCTGCAATGTTTTTCCGTCAAGTTCACTTGCTCTTGGCAAAGCCGTAGTAGGCTCGCTCCATTCAGGTTCTTCAAGGTCTGGATTATTGTTCTTTACCCTATAAAAGAACGCGACACGTACACCACAAGCGGTTACGTCACGCGAAAATGCTGGTGGATGTCGAGGTATCGCATTGACCAGTTCAAGCGCGTTTGTATATACCATTTGACAAAAGTTAATCATAGGTATGTTGTAAAGCGCAAGAGTGCGCAAGTTCGGTAAAAGGTTTGCGGCTGATCCTTTATTGTTTGTTATTGCGGCTGTTATTGTTGTTGGCGTACCATCAAACACATCTTGACCATTCACACTACCATCTGCCCAAGTTAAACTAAACAAAGCTGGATTAAACGACATTCCGGCTGTAAGTGCTGGCGTGCCAGGTATAAAAGTACTACTAAAATTTGGGTCTTGTCCTGCAATATTGGCGGTCATAGTACCAACCCATTCGTCATTTGGGTAAAGGCGTATACTATCTTGTATTGGTTCTAAAATATAGGTGATACTGCCAGAAAAAAATAATAAGTTGATTGATGCGGGTATTTCTACATAACTAGTACCTATACACATAATGCTTAACTTTATCGTAGCAAACGTAGCTTCTTGTATTGCAGGCTCACCTTGCGTGACCGATACTATATTACACCTAATATCCGCAAAACCAAAACTCGATTCTGAAGGAGTGATAAGCCTTGCTTCTTTAGGAAGTTCAGTAAGAGTATCATCCGGCCCTGCGGTCGTTGCTGTAGCGGCTACTATCTGCGGCGCAGCACTCGCACCATCCGAAGGCGCGATTTCCATGTCATGTGCAAGAGTAAATGTGTATTGTCTTGCCCCATTTGATATTATGTAGGGGATACCTTGCTGAAGTACGGCAGAAAAAAAAGATTGCCCGTTTGAGGCATAATTCCCAGGTAACGCAGGTAAGTTTATACCATTCATCGCAAGACCTTCACGCATTTGTGAGTACATCCACTGCACAATATCTTTCGCTGTGGGTGGCTTGTCAAGGCCGCTGCCTAGTACCTGATTTTCGTGTAACGTACCTTCCATCGCGCCCATGAAGTCCCACGGAATCATCATAAGGAGTTGAAATATGGTAGGGATTACAGACTGAACGTCCATCTCCATGCGGTCATCTTTCTGCCCACTCTGTTTATTTGTTTGTATGAATACTTGTGATGTCAGCGCGTTGTATCCTACTGCCCCTAAAGGTATCATCACCTTTGCTCCCGGATAGAAGGCTGGAGCTACAGCACCATAAACAGCACGTGAATGTTCCGGCGGTTGATGTGGAAGCCAATCAACAACACCGCGCATGAAATCATAGATAAACTGGCGTACGTCCATAAGCGGAATAAGTCCGCCTGCGAACTGGCTCCATCCATCGAAGTCGAGAAAACCACACGTAGCAGCCCACCAATCAGGTGGCCATTTGCCAGTTGCCACTAGATTTCCTCCGGGATAAATTGAATATCTATAAGCTCTGGAATCATAAGAAGCGGTATATCGACTAACGCAACAGAGACCAGAGAACCTTCTATCATTGTTTGTATGTAAATCTTTTTTATACTTACTGTTGGTATGTTGTGGTTTTCAACGTCACGATATAACAATGGTTCATTTATCTGATCGATATGCTGTGTCATGTATTTGTACTTTTGAAAAATCGCGCTCAATGCCGCATTACATTGTGTATCTTTTATTTTACTTCTATCGAAGCTGTAGTTTATTGTCATATAGAACGGACGTTTTTTATGCTGCATATAGTACACAGGGTATCTGCCGCCTGCTAGAAGCGGGTGATCGTACCAAACAACTTCTTCAGGTTTATTCATGTGCGTCTTATAGAATGTATGTGACATGACTACACTTGCGAAGCTAACATCAGGTACACCTGTTATGATAATTAAAAGCTCTTTTGGAAGAAGCACAGTACCGTCCTCCAAGGTCATTGGAGATACATTATCAGGATTAAAGATTAAGTTGCACGCAAAAATAGATGGGATAGCACTTAACGCAAGCTCTAGTTCACGCAAGGTATCTTGCCTGTTGGTGTCAGTAAGTATTCTCTGCCGTACCTCAAAATTAGTTTCAGGCATACGACCTAAAGACCCGGAGTTTTCAAGACTTTCAAACGCGAAAAATGTAGTTATTTTTTCTCCGTCTATGCGTACTACAGAAGCACTTACCTGCCCTGTTACGAGCCATGAGCCTATGTTTCTACTCGCAAACAAGAGTACCTGAAAGCCTAGCGCACCAATAAATAAATCGTCAGGCAATAGACATTCAAACATCTGGCCGCCGGGGGCGGAATACAGGTATGTACCGGCAGACAAAATATGCCCATCTTTGTCGTCTATGTTAGATATGACAATACGCACAATACTTGCTTTACCGGGGATTCTTGTTTCCCCTGTAATATACATCGCGCTTTCAAGATCATCGTCATCACAGTATCGTGGATCAAATCTATATTTTAACGCAAGAACAATGTCGCGTATTTTTGAAAAGCCAGCAGCAATCGACTTCAAAACGAGAAATATTTTATTATTATCATTACGATGAATAGTGTAGGGCGTTATAGCAGCATCAAAACTATTGCATATATCCCTTGTTTCCTCATCAATTGTTTTAGCCTCGAATACCGTCATATTACCATCCTCCTATAATAATACCACTAAAGCAGAAGAAAAATCAACCGATTATGCTACATTCCCAGTCCCTACGGCTCCTGCTGCGCCACCTGTTCCCATGTCTGTGACAGGAGTTCCCATAAAAAGCCCATGAATAGCGTCCGCCATTCCATCTGCCATTACCTTATCGTGGTCTCCGTCCCGTGCCATTCTACCCATGTTGAGGAACACAGCATCCAACGCTTGTGAAAGACCTACGAACACAGGAATCATCATTCCTGTGCTGTTGCCCACAAAAGGCACTGGAGACCATCCGACCTGTGCCATCCCTGTTACGGTCTGGTTGATTGTGCCCGGCCCTGCACCCATCAATTGTACGCCATTCTGAAGTGCTGTTGATAACAGGCTATTCCCGCCTTTACCTTTCATAGCCTCTGTCGCGGCAAACACCGGGTTTGCCATCAGCGGGGGCGTGACTGAAGGATTTCCAGTGCCAGTGCCAGAAACAATAGGCCCAATAGGAACAGCACCGCTATACGTTGTAGACACGTCGCCGCCATCCATATATGTTTTAATAGCTTCAGCAACGCCATCGGCGAAATATCGTTCATCCTTATCCCCTTTCTTCATCTCTTTAAAGCAATTGAGAAGTTCATCTGCTAAAGTACTTTTTGATAATGGCATTACCCTAATACCTGCCCTTGCTTTGCCTTTAACGCAGCTAATTTTCCCATCGCTCCGGGGCCTGTAACATGAGACCCAGGAGAACCAACAGTATCGAACCCGGAAAGAATATCGTTGTACTCATCAAAAATATCTTTAAGGGTTGCTGTATCGTTCCCTATTGTTAATTTACCGCTGCCTTGCACAAGTAAATCAATACTTGCTTTAGAAACTAGCTCCAACGCACCTTCAAAAATTAGCTCAAACGCTTTTTTAAACGCCATCTTTATTCCGCTATCACTTTCAATGTTGATGTCTGCGCTTTCGCCTAACTTTATATTTACAGGAGCGTCTCTATCTCCGTCCTCTCCACCGATAAGAATATCAGTCGCACCTTCGAGCTTTAGGTCAACAGGCGCTTTATTACTTCTGTGCATACTTAAAGGAGCGTCAACCATATCATCATCAGGGTCTTCAAGCGCTCCTGCCCAGCCAGCTACAACCTCCTGCGCCGCGCTATGTAAGACCTTATATGGCCTGTTTTTCTCATAAGCAATGTACACTGGAGTTTCTTCTTCTGCTTCGTCAAACGTGACCGACAAACTTTCAGGTAGATGCGCAAATGTTTTTGCGCTTATGCGTAGATTCATTATAACATCACCATCTTCTCTTGTTGTGTTTGCTTGTATTGCCGATACTGATTTAAATGTGGATATTAAAATACCAATCATGGAATGTACAGAGTATCCATTAGTGTTTTGTGAGATTATAACTTCCTCCCCTTCCATCACGTCACGTAACGCTGTAAACATTCTTGGGTGAAACTTATTTAGGGAAAATAAAAGCACTAAATCATCAAGTTGTGGCTCTACGTTTGCTTCAAAGAGAGCAGAAGAAAGACCAACGAGTGCCACGTCGTATGTCAATGTGTAATTCTTTGTGCCTTGAATTATTGGTACTACACGCACATTTACGCTGTCTATGATTTCTGTGATGTATCCATACGACACTATCGGCAATTCACGAAGCCATCGTCGTTGGTTAGTCCTGTCGTTATTTTTTAATGCTTCAAATGTATCAATAGGTCTATCAGGCATTAGCTTCTACCTCCGTCAATTCAATTATTTGCTGCTCGGTGGTAACTTCTGTATATGGAACATACACGATTTGGCCTTTGTCTTCTGTTGGGTGTATCATTGCTACTGTACCCGGTGCTATTTTGCCGCCAAAGCGGTTAATTATTGTCATATCTACTACTGCCGGAGGTCTGCGCTCTATCGGCCCGAACTCTACAAGCCATGCTTCATTATTTTCTTTGTTTCTTTCATCAGTATTTATTATCCACATGATGGCCTCGCCTTTAGTGGGAAGTGACCAGCCGCCACTGGCATTTCTTTCAAAGTTTGGGCCATCAGGCGCGTTATTTACTTGCGGATTTTCTAGCACAAATCGTGTTGCTATCTCCTCCCATGTTGATGCAGTGTCTACTGTATTTGGGTCATCTGGATGCAGGCGTACACGCATATTAGATTCTGGCCGACTACGCCACGGCACAATAGCTATTTCACGCCACGCAAGCGTACGTTCTGTTTGTATTATTGTTATTGTATCTCTACCTCGTATGGGAGGGTCTGTACGCGCAATGTCAGTACATTCTAAGATCATAATGTTTTTATCATCTGTTGTATCAAACTCTATTTCTGCTAACAATACTCTATACCACGCAAGATCAGGATGTGGATAGTAAAAGCCTACAAAGTCTCCAATCATGTACCTTGATGAAAACCCAACTATCTGCATAGTTGTGATGAAGCCAACGAAAGGACATCGGATTGTTCGTAACGCACCAATACTAATGTCGTATACGGCAGGCAAAATTACTGAACGTAGTTGCCGCTGCATAGGTATTACTTCTTGTCCTGCTACTAACTCCGGCAAAGTTTCGCGCACATGAAACAGTAAAAAATCACCGTTAGTAGATTGAAAGAATCTTATGTCAGGATATGTGTCTATAATTCCTATAATCTGCGCACCAATCATATCATGGAACGCTATTGTTGGTGTGTTACGTGTCTGCTCTGGTTCTTCACCTTGCGTGGCTGAAGGCACCAACATATCTTCAGCGTCCAATGCCAAAAGCCCGTCTGATAATATGCAATGCACACCCAAAACTACTGCGTCCTGTACTCTTAATAGACCATCTTCCAACGGCACTTCTACCCATCGTGCCTGCGGCACAAGTTTTCCAAAAGTAGGACTTGCTGTATTTTTGTCTACGAGAATTGACGGTGCTGTAGCAAAACGTGCGGGGTCAGTATTAAAAGTACCCGGCACACCTTCATCTTCGCTAGGAATATAGTCAAGAACAAAAAGTTTCGGTTCGTTGGGGTCACTGTCATCAGTTATAGCAAGAACGCCTTTACTACGCAAATAACGCCTTGTGATATACTGAAATAAGATACGTTCAAGATTTGTTAGTGGTAGTGCTTCTCGTCGTGCGGGAAGTTGCGGAAAATTTTCGTTTGTACGCATATATTCCGCGGCGAAAAAAGCATTGGTACTGCTGCGTTGCCAAACTAAGCCGCGCTGAAGCGTACCAATTATGCCTTGAACATAGATTACTCTATCAGGAGGCAGGCTTTGCGGCTGAATTGCTAATACTTGTACATTTATTATATTAAGCGCTGTCACCATTTCTTCTCTGGCATTAGTTATTGTAAATCCATCTAACTCATAAAACAGCTTTAATCTGTTTTGTGGATGTTCAGGGTCTGCGCTATCTTCAGTGTCATAGTTCATAGGCACTTGTGTCCAATCTGGAAATTGGTGTCTATAGCCCATTTGTATTGTACAGCTAACAATAGGATTGCCGTGATACTCAAATATTTCCTTTCCTGCCCTTGGGTTTAGTATGAACAGGTTTGTTATGTGTATGTCTACATTTATCGCTGTGGTGTTTGCTACCTGATTATATTTTATATGAATTGCAGGCTTTTGTTTTATAGGAATAAATTGCGGTTTCCCGTCAGGGCGAAAAGCTACCTCATAATCACTGCGTATAACAATAGGCTGGCCAAACCTGCGAACAAGTTTTAGATTTATTATCTTATCTGTAAGAGAAAATTGATTTAAATTCTGTGTTTCCGCACCGCGTAAAACAGCACCACCCATATTGCGTGTATATTGAGGAGGAACAAAAACACTAGCGTCATCAGACATTACGCAGCACCATCCTCATAAAGAAGTACCACACATTCAGACATATTGTCTTTGTTTAAGACCTTGCCCCGCAATTCGGGGTTACTCGACATCACACCAACTATGTTATTACCAAGACCAATAACAGGTGATTGTAATGTCGCGTTAGAATAATTGCTGTCATTTCTTTGTCGTACAAGGATATTGATAACATTTACTTTAGCGATGGAGTTTGCTCCTGGAAACTCCTCATCAGCGATCATTATAAACACCGCCTCCATATTATCACCAAAAGAGACAGTGTATCTGTTATGTACAAAATCACTACTATTCAGTACCAGTCGCATCTTCTCCTCCTTCACTCGAAGCATTTGCTCCCAACGTATTGTAGTAAGGCATGATAGTCCTTATATGCCCTTCACCAAACACAGCGCCGTATTTATCAATAACATCTTTAACCCATGTTTGCTCAACTCTACTCACATCACCGACAACAGGATTTAAACTAAGCACAGGCATTTCTTTAACGGTAAGGCTTACACGCCATATATCATCCTCTGTACCTTTTTTTTCTGCTGTTTTTTCTGTTATCACAACATACTTTTTATCGTATCCCATCCATGTCTTAAACTCAAGGATACTTCCTCGCTCAAACATTTGATCAAGAGAGTTCTTGTTTACCATGTCGGTAGGGTTTAGTTCCCCTTTAAGCGCTGTAGAATTGGCCGGATTCTCTATTCTACGTAATTGCTGTTCTAATGCTACCCCTGCATCATGGCTTTTTTTAAACGCTGCATCAAACTGTCTTAGTATAAACTCCATGCCAGAGGCTTCAATACCAAAAATAGGAGATTCAGTGCTACTACCATCACTCATTACACCTAACGCTTCTTGAATATATTTTGACATCTGTATACCCTGCCGCACAAATCTTCCAAAGGGCTGAAATGGCACAATAATTTCCATTTTATATTCCTTCGGATGGATTACAACATTATCAGTTATTGTCTGCATCAATCCTTGCCGTACAGGGTTTCTAATATCACCAGCAGCATTAGGATTTGTTTCTTCAGGCGGCTCAAAAAGTATCACACGTTTTTGACTTGTTTCTGCTCTATGTGTTTCACTGTACTTTACAATTTGGAAAAAGCAGAAAGGAAGCGTAATCTTTTGTGGATCAGGTGCCCACCATTTATTAAAGAAGTACGTCATGTTTTGCCAATAATTTATACTGTCGCGTGCAATATCTAGCACTGTGCGCACAACAACAGGGTACGGGTCTTGCTCTAGCGTGAACGGGTCAGGCTGATCTTGCAGTACAGGGAACATATCACGTGTCTGATCTTGTATTTCTATTCCAGCGTTTATAAGTCCTGATCCTTGCATTATCGCCCTCCTTCTGATATTTCGCGTTCTTGAAGTCCGCCACGCGTAGTATAAATTTTCCCTGGTGTTACTTGTACATCGGAACGGTTTTCTATGATGAGTTGGAGATGCGTATTTATGTCCAAAGACCCAAAATCATTTGAAAGACTTTCGCTTATCGCACGCATATCTCGAAACAATTGTCCTAATGCTTCTTGATTAAAATGCCCTAGTTGTGTGACATAATGGTCTCCAAAATCGCCTTCGCGTATAATGCGTTGCGCAAGTGTATTGCGTGTAACAGGTATACCTGCTGCTTCCATTTCTCGCAACTCTTGCGCAAGCCAATCGGCACTAGTATCCAGCCACCTATTGTTTGCGTTTGCCTGCTCGTTTTGTTGCGTGACCCCACGGTCTGCCCTGCCTAAATTTATAGCTGTGTTTAGATTGTCGCGCCGTATTTGTGCAGCATTTGGTGCTATCGCCGCACGCGCAATTGGATCACCTATTGTAGTAATAAAGTTAATTACATCCTGAAACTCTGCTGCTGCATAAGTGCCAAAATTGCGTCCCCGTACTTGACGTGTAACATTACCTAAGTTTTGTGTCGTAAGCGCTATACGATGTGCCTCTATTTGTTGTGTAATATCACTAGTACGCTGCTGTAAAAGCCTTTGTGCTATAATTTCAGGGGTCATATCAACGCCTCGGCGGCTTAGACGCTGATTCCCTGTCACCTGGCGTATACGCTCTGCCTCCATTGCTGGGTTTTCAACAAAAAATAGCTCATTAGCTGTCATTTGTGCGATCATCAACCTGGCAAATTCATCACGTGCTTCAAGAGTGTTTGCAAGCCATACAGGAAATGTCCCTTCATGGAAGTGCCGTTGCATTTCACGCGCCATACTTAGCCTAAATCCTCTTTCTCCTGTAGGGTCTGTCTGTGATCTAAAGGGTGAATGAGCCATTAAATCTTCGTAAAACCCCTGTGGCATGAGCGCTCGATACCCTGCCGCAGTTCTATCCAGCGTTGCTTCCATAAACGCCTTATTATACTCTATCTGGTCTGATAATCTACCCCTTGTTATTATGTTTGTTTCTGCTATCATTGCGCGTGAATCAAACCCAGGAATAAACGACGCAAAATGCAATGCAAATGCTAAAAGCACATCTTGTATTTTTTCTACAGCATTTATAAGATTTGGGCCAAAAGCGATTGCAAGTTGCCGTCTAAGCCAAGCAAATATAGATTCAGTACTGTCTTGTATGGCTCTTATTGCGCGTAACAAATCTCTTGTTGCTGCATCTACCCCACTGTCGTGCAGTGCCATATCTATAACTGTTTGGTTATAGGAATTACGAATCATGCCATCAATAAAATCACGCGGGTCTAATGTTCCAGCTACCAATGCCGCGTGATTATTTGTTATATACTGCTGCATCTTACGATCAGCGGCAATAAGCGCATTAAAATTACGATAAACCTCACCACCACCAGGTGCTAAACCTTCGAGAGCAGCCGCATACTCGTTTGGATTTGCAGCACCTAATAGCCCTTGTCCACGATGTCTTGCACCAACAAGCGCGTGAGCAAGCATTGCCATTGTTACAGTTGAGACATCATGCTCGCCTCTTGTGGCATACTCGACTATAGAATCAATTGTTCCACTGCCTGCACCTGCAAGCATTGGTGCAACACTACGTAGTGCATCACGAAGCCCAGCACCCTTGTCTTGTACAAGATTGCCAAGTTTACCTGCTGCCGCCATATTCCATGCGTTAAAATCAACAGGAAGATTTGCTTTCTTCGATATTTCGCTAAACGCTGTATATAGCTGTGTACGCGGAGCAGACACACCTGTATTTGTGCTTGTCGCAAAACGACTATATGCTTCCGCGCCTTGCTTAACAACTAAATCTGCCGCCTTATCTATTGCTGATACTATGAGTTTACCAATAAGTAAAATAGCAGTCACAACACCCATAGCAGCACCAACCTTACCAAAAATACGACCTACTTGTCCTGCTGACCTTGAGCTAAAGCCCAAGCGCTTTAAAAACCGTCCTGTACGACCACTACCGCGCATATTTTCTGCATCTTCTCTACGCTGCACAGCGTCTCTATATCGTTGTCCACGTATGCCAGGACTACTTCTTAAATACGCGTCACGTCTTCTTTCTCTATCATCAGCAGCACGTTCATTCCATGTGATACGGTCATCACGTTTCTCTTGTAAATCTTCCATATCATTGCGCGTGCTAAAAGTAAGCGGCGATACGGTACGTCCTTCTCTAGCAAATTGCCTTGCTAATTTCGGTTCATTAGCGTCAAGGCGTTCTAAAGCAGAAAGAAACTGCGGCCTGCTCTGCATCATCGTTATATAGTCGTCACGTTCGCCAGCATTATATCGTGCTGCAACGCGGTTAAATTCTTCTTGTTTAAGTCCTTCTCTCATCTGCACCCTTCGGTGCTTTGGCAGCGCGGCTTCCATGCCTGACGGAAATTGTGCATAATGCCACCAATCATCATTACCTGCTGCTTCCTCTGCTGTAATTATGGCTTCCCCGGTAAGTTCTTTCATTGACCTTGCGTTCATTGCTGCACGCATCAGTGCGTCTGCAAACACAGGGTCTGCTGCCTGCTGTTGATTTGCTATTCTTCTTGCTCCGCTCTCAAACATACGCCTGCTGCCCTTTGACGCAGCATCGTAGTCTCTATGGGTGTATCCAACGCCATAAGACGACATCATGGTATCTAAATCACTAATACGCGCATCATCCAATTTTTGCATATAAGAAAAAATAGATGTGCTTCGCATAGTTTCCGGGTCTGTAATCATGCTGCGCATCATACGACCAGGAGCGCTTATTTTGCGTCGGCCACCACGACCAATTTCTTCAGTAATGCCTTGAGCAGTCATTTGTTGTCGCACTTCGCTTGGTATTGTTGTATCACCTCTGAATGTCCTTGAGCGCATAGCAACATCTTCAACACCGAAATAAAAGGCGTTTTTTATTTGCGCAGCCTTAGCTAACTGTGCAGGAGAAAGTACACGAACACCAGCATCATCTACCGCAGGACTTACCATTGCCTCGATTCGGGAAACAAGAGATGTCTCCATCAAATCCTGAAGCTCATCTGCCTTCATTTGGGAATCGAAATTGACGTAGGAGGTTCTGCCATTTAGCGTACCCTCAACATTAAATTGTTTTATTGGTGTATTTGATTCTCTTGCTGCACGCTGCCGTAGTTCTGACGTTACCCGCTGCTGTATTTTTATTATTTCATCTAACGCATTGGGATTGTCATTAAATACGCTTCGTATGGCATCGTAATCAAGATGAATAAAACCATGCTGTTTAGGATCACTGCCCCGGTTGCTTAATCGTCTTGGCATTTACTTTACCCCTGTCTGTTTTCTTTCTGCTTCAGCCTGCGCTCGTACACGTTCTAGTATTACAGCTTTTGTTTTGCGATAATTTACGAATTCAAAAAGCTCACGCCAGTCTTCAGGACGCAATCCATCTTCTTTACAAAAATCTCTATAGCAGAAAAGAAGTGTGTTTTTGCCGAAATACCTTTCAACAATGTATTTACTCTGTGCCCCGTCTTTCTCTATCTCTTTGGCTTCGTCTCCGCGGCCGACGCGGGTGCTTTTCCAGGCCGCGGAAACTTTTTTCCCAGCTTACCACCCATGAACTCAACAAGCCAATACACAAGCCACGGGTACTCTGACACGCAGTCCATTTGTCGAAGATCATCATCTTTAGTTTGTACATACATTTGACCAAGGACTGTAGTTTTTCTATCGTCGTCTAGCATCTTAATGCAGATTGTTTTGCCTGTAAGGTATTGCATCATAAGGTCATACATGACATCAAAGTTTTCAATGTCACATAATGCCCTGCACTCCTCAAGTACAGGGACTTTAGCAAGACCGTCAGGAAACTCAAATATAATTCGATTGTGCTTTACATAATCTCTAAGGAGATCATCTTCTTCTTTTTCTTCAAGGTCTGCTGCTGACAGTACCAAGAACTGTGATTTTTTGGGAGTATTAGTACTCCCTACAGCCGTCTTTGTAGGGTTCATACTTTATTCCTTTATGCCTGTTGGCCCCAGCCAGGGATTAGCTCATTGCCTACACGCTGCTCTGCGCCGCTACTGTCAGAAAGATTACCAATACCAAAACCAGGATTAGGCGAAATAACTGGTTGATTTCCAGGTATAGCCACGTCAGCATTTGTAGCTGCTGTTGTACCATCAATGTCAGCGTTACCTTGGTTGTATTCTCCACCCTGGTCAACCCTACCAATACCATTGATTTGAAACGGTACGAAATTGCCTTCCAAGCCGTGCTGATTACCAACTGCCCACAATACTTTACTGGTTATGCCTGTACCAATTTTTAAACCCTCAATCCAACCAGCATAAAGCATGGTCATTGAGTATGTCGGCACAGCATTACCTGCATCTACGTCATGCGGAAAGTTCGCCCACGATACACCGTAATAAATACGTGTAAGTGCGCCAGCAGAAGTAAAACGTCTGCGGCAAAGAACGCCGCCAATGTTGTCTTTACTTGACGCGATAAACGGTGCGATGGCCGTAAGGTCTCCATCACGCACAAGCCCTGTACCTGGCAGTACAGTGAGTGTTGCAGAGCCATTCATAAGATGGTTTGTAATGGTGATGGTCGAGCCATCAACCATTACTTCCTGCAACGCATTTGCCTGTGCTGGCGTGGCGTTGAAGAACGTGTCATTCAAGCGCAACGACCGGGAGATATTTACTTCGTTGATGGAGCCGACAAGCGCTTCATCAGCACTAGGTATTGCTACACCAGCACCCAACAACTGTCCTGTCAGAAAAGGATGCGCGTAAGTATATAAACTTCCGCCTGCTGTCCTAAATCTTGCGGCAGGCGCTTTACCTGCCCTATTATTTGCATACATTTATTTCCTCCTGTTATTCAGCGACTATGCCGCCAGATACCTCGATCTCATCAAGATCATCTTTGTATGTGGCACGCCATGAAGACGCTGCTGAGAGCGCAGTGCGAGATTTCCTTGCTTGCGCAAAGTCAGGAAACACCAAAGTGACAGAAGTTAGTCTGCCGTTAGTTCCACTGAATCTGCCAAGCTGTGTTCGTACAAGCCTTTGTATGTCTCCATACGCAGCTTCATCAGCCATTACAGGGTCTGTCAGTGTACCAGTATTTGTAATCATCTTCGCTGCTTCTTGCGCACAAGTATAATCTACAAACTTAGAAATCATCAGCATTGATACTGGAAGTCCTTTATCAATGTCACCTACACACCTTGCCATAGTTAAATAACTTTCTTGCGGTGTGTTATCTGCGATAGTAGCAAGATGTCCTACGTTCATGTCACGTAACTGTTGGTGTCCATCAGCATCATTTTCATTTATAGAGCTGTCTAACCATGATGGCCAGCCTAATGGTTTTATTCGTGTGCCGCTTAGACGAAGCAGAGAGAGTTTATTGCCTATGTAGGTGCCTGAACTATTCCGTGCGCCGAACCATGCTGCTAGAATGTCAGCAATAATATATTGTGGCTCGCTATGTACTAATACACACGTGTTTTGGCACTCCATCAGATACAACGCTGCCCAATAGTACCGGGCGCGGTTTCCTATTGCAATATCAGTCATATTCTCTAGTTGTTCTGCACGTTTCGCAAAGCGAATCCAGCATCTATCCTGCATATTGGGCATCTTGTCTTCATAAGATATTTTAACAAGAGACCACATAAGTGAAAGACTTATGTTGGTTTTGCAAAGATAAGCAAGAGCTAAAGACATATCAAAGAACTGTGACGGTGCCTGAAGCGGTGTAGTTATTGGTTCAATTCCTTGGGTAGTACCAAGAAGCAATACAGCTATTCCAGAAGGGAACGGAACTGGGAACATACGTGGGTCTAAGATATTTCCTTCAAGGGTGCCCTGACCAAGATTTGGAGCCACACCATTTATCGTAGCATGGATGCGTACCTGCGATGATACATCATCTGGCCTCATTGTAAGCGCTGTAGGCATATCAATTATAAATGTTGTAACACCATCAAAATATTGATACGCACCCTGCGCAATTGTTATTTCTTCACCAGTGCCAGGATTAGTACCGTCAATAATATTTGTGCTTGTTACAAGCATACCAGCAGGAGGTAATGTTCCATAGAACAGTCCTGTTATATTCATGCCTTCTACAAGCCCAGGAGCTTCGCCCACTGTTAGTGGTCTTACGTTCGGGAATACAACATTACCGCCGTTAGGTGATAGGACGTACTCCTCATTGACCATGATGTTCCAAATCTTTGATCCGTCATTATAGGTATAAGTTCCAGGATAAAGAATTAAAGAACCACCTGATATGGCATTTGTACCAGGCACTACATTTTGTATAACATCCAAAGTAAATGCACTAAATGTCAGTGAGCCTTGCAGCCAATCTTGTATTGTTGACGCTGATGTGACTAACCCAAACTGCGGGTCTGCGCCAGCGTTATTCGCAACAAAATTAAGCGTAAATGAAGTATTATCAACAACACTGATAGGAGCAGCGACTACAGCCTGATAAGTTATACCACCACCGCCAGGAATAGAATATGTGTCTGCTGAAACACCAATAGGATTGCCTGTGTTGTTGTCGAGAACAACGTCAAACGAACCTTGTGTCGCAGGAGTAATTGCGCCGGACAATGGATTTGTGAATACCACGTCCTGTCTTGCGAAAGTTCCGCCTCTTGTTTGGTTGATGAGCCGGATTCTCATTTCCGCAGGTGCCCCTGGGGAAACAGGAATTGTCACATCACGCCCATCAAAGTGCGGATCAAACATATACTTAAAATATGAGAACGGAAACAACGCGTTAAACGCAGTTGTCAAAGGTTCGTATGTAATCATACGCTCCTGCATTTCCCATCCATCAGTAACACCATCATCAAAAACTATGAGGTACATTATCACTGCACCATTTGTGTCTTGCCTAAAAATAGGCTGCCACTGTGCGAGCAAGTTACCCGTCATAATTTTTGCGTAGTTGTCTACTACCGCTACAAACACCGCAGGGGTTTCTGGCGTAACTAGAGTATCATCCCAACCGATGATATTCTGTGCCGCGAACCGCTTTGGTATGTAGATTGATTGTGCGTTAAACAGTTCATTGATGTTATGTACAATAACATCTGTCGTAGAACGAAAACGCATCCTTGCTTGTGCAAGGCTCCCAACGTAATTCAAATTCACACTACACCTCCACGTCGTAGTTTTGTTAGTTCACCCTGCGGCAAACAATATACTAATTTCCCTTTGAGACAATACCTGCCGCAAAAGATATATACTCTAACACATCCGCGCCACTACCATCGCTAAAATCCAGGATTTCATCGTATTGTAGCTTAAACGTCAGCGTAAAAGCCTTAGTTGTATTCGCCATCTTAAAGTAGTCTATGTTGCTTGGTATTATAGGACTAACATAGGGCAGCAGCATAGCATTACAATAACTACCAAATATTATGGCACAATGCTTGTGCATTGTCAAATGGTGAAAACTCTTTGCCCACTGCTCCGCTCTTGTCCCCAAAAACCGCAATGTAATATTTGCCAATTTATTTGTGGAATTAAAGTTCTGTACGTTAAAGTCATGCGTCAACCTGTCATCAGAGTTAATCCAGTACTGAATCCATGTATCTTGGCTTCCGGGCTCTATAGGGTTCATAAAGTTATGCTGCATAGGAACCACAAACCGCTTAGCCTCATTAAACTCCTCTTGCGTCATATCCTTATGTCTGAAATACAAATCTGTAATAGCAGCGCGAACAGATTCAAATGTAACACCCTTTATATCTAATTTAGGCCCCGGAACTGTCATTACGCTGCCTCCTGGTCTACATTTATGTATATGTTCATATTGTCAATTAGTTGTCCTGAAGCATAGAACACATGGTTTATGAAAGGGTCTAATCCCAACTCCCTACGCCTTTCCGCAGTAGCTTCAGTTATAGCACTATAATTAAGGTTTATCTCACCTGTAGAAAGCATCACAATAATGTCCTGTCTTATTTCTTCTGCCACACGCTCAAGCTCGGCTTTATAATAAGCATTTCTCCATATAGCAAAATCGTCAATTCCAAATGTTTGGCCATAGGTAAACTTAATATCTTGCGCCTGCGCCGCAGAAGCAGAAAGAAGCCTGCCGGTTCCGGCCTGCTGGATACGGGCGCGTGGGTTGTTTTTATACTGCCTGATTGCTTTGTATAAGTCTTCAGACATCGCTTTATTTATTTTATCTTTTACTTCAATAAATGAATGATAACAACCTCTTTCCCTGAAGTGCTGGTTAAAGTACGTAGTTACAAAATACTCGCCTTCATTAAACCCAAGGCATAAAAACTCGTACAAAAGTCTGAATGTGAACCCGGACTTGCCGTATTCACCTACAGAACTTTGTCCAGTTCTGCCGTAGCGCATTTTGTGTATTTGTTCACTCATATTGCCAACCATCGTGAAAAATGTTGTGTTTGAGAACTTATTATCACGAACAGCATCTGTGAAGTTATAAAGGATTTCAAAATTGGTAAAGCCCATACTGCTGTCCATCATTTCAGCATCCCAATCGAACTTGCTTTCATCTGTACCAACGTACCATTCATAAAGCGCATCCAAGTGCATTGGCTTTGACGTGCGTGCTACTATGTCTATTTCAGGCATATCTCTAGCCGAAGTACCACGATACCCACTACCCAAACTTTGCTTTGAAAACTTTTTCTCGTGTGCTGTAAGCTGCATTAGCGCAGCGTCATCAAGATAGCGTGCGAATATCTCTCTTTCTTCTTCCTCAAACGGGTCGCCTACACTTCTTGTGCGGCGTTGTCTGTACATATTGTGCGGGTCTGAAGATGTGAAAGGAAAATCTCGCCTAGTACGCATTAAGAATACGCTCCTCTACCTGCATATTTGGTACTTGTTGGTCGGTTGGGCCTGCCACAATCACCAGCTTGTGTACCGCAAAACCGCCCTCTCGTGCAAAATTGTTATCCTGCAAAAACTTAAATAACTCTCCGCTGTCCTCTACGTACATACCTTGCCTGATTGTACTGTTCGGTATCTCGTCGAAGCAATAAAATTTCGCCTGTTGTCCTTCTACAAATGTCCCGTCCGGCGCTGCCGCATCGCCCCCCGTATCCCTGGAGAGGTATGCTCTCATCGTCTTGTAGGGAGTACGCGGTGTAAATCCCCCGCCCACCAGTGGTGACATACTGAATACTGTGTACGAACGCAGGAGTTCCGGGAAACTTGTCAGTAAATCGCCATAAACGCCTGGCATTAAACACCGCCTTACCCTATTATTCGACCTTGCCAGGGTTTGGCGCTGGGCTCCAAACAGGGGCGTTGGGAGCTTTGTCTGCTTTAGACGGCGAAGAAGGAGCGGACACCGCACCGCCAGCCGCCCCCTGTTTCGAGCTTCTCATTGGAAGAATTCTGCCAGTGACAATGCGCACCTCATCCATGAAAACCTGTCCAAGTTCTTTTTTTACTAAGTCTTCCATACAGTCACGTATAGATTCCAGTATCGGATAGCAAACGCCAGGTCTATATGGCGCTCCTCTGATTGTACATGATACGTGTACAATAAAAAATCGTGGTAAATTTTTGTTTACTTCTCTCATACTCGCCGTCTCCCTTGTCCGATACGTGTGCGCTTTACAGCGGCACGAATCATCATGTATGCTTTGTTACCCCAGGGATTTGATTTAAGCCCCGAAAGTAAATCCTGATAGTCTTTGTTTTGTCCTCTTGTGAAGCTGTCCTGAAACGTAAGTGTGACTGGCCCAATCTTTTTTGACTTTAAAGGAAGCCCACCCATAACAGGTGTTCCCGCTACAAGCAACGGGTACTGATCTGCAATATACCAACAAACAAGCAACCTAAACAGAAGAATGGTTTTGTCGTACCACACCTGTTCAGGCTGCATATCAAAAATTGTTTCACAGCCTGTAAACATTCCGTAAACAGCGTCTATTGCTTCTTCCATTGTGCGAAGATGCTCGTCGCTTGTAAGATCAGGAAACGAGGCAAGATGCCATCGTCTTATGTCCGCAATCGTTACACGACGAGGAACGCCGTTTACGAAAATAGCTTCATCAGCCATTAAAACTCCGCTGGCTTTTCTTGCTGCTCTGGAAGCTCTACGCCTTTATCAGTACATAGTTTTTCAAGAACCGCAATGTGATCTTTGGCATCATCAAGCTCAACCTGCATTTCAGCAATAATATCGTTTGCTGCCTGTAAGGCTTCATCGTTACCATCACTATCGTAAAATGAGGCTTTTGTTTCTTCTACTGCCTTAGCAACAGCAGCGTCAACATCAGCTTGGCTAATGCCTCCGGCAGCTACCGCAGCTTCTGCTGCTGTAAGTTGCTTTTTTAACTCCGCAATCTGCCTTTCTTTTGCCGCAATTATTGACTGCGGTGTCATGGCTGATGCAGGTAAATCTTCCCGAACAACAAGAAGTTTTTGCTTAATAAAAGAATTAAACAGTTTACTTCCTGCTTTAAGGGCTTCAAGAGCCTTCTCATCCACAGGAGTAAAACCTGTGTGTGCTGGTTGTCCAGTGTATTTGTTGATTACAAAAGGGTAGAACTCACCGAGGACTTTCCCTTTTTCATCTTTACACCTAACGAGTGCTGTATGTCGGCACTCAATGTACATTACTTTTTTTGACATAATTATATGCTCCTTCTTAAATTATAACCGCCCCCGAAAGGGCGGTTATTCGCCTTATGGTGTATACCAGTCGTTAGTACCCATGCCTTCAATGACATGGACTACATTTTCAACAGGCACAAGCAATGAACCAATGCGCTTGAGCGCTGTTCTTACAACACCATCCCTGTATCCAGGAGCAGAAGGAAGAATCATTTTGTCGATAGGGACAGGAGCGATAATCATATCGGTCATACCACCGTCTAACTCGGACTGAAGGGACGGGAATGTCATAAACATCAAGTCCCAAGGGTTTGTGTTGAACGGAGTGTTTGGCATCAGCATCGGGTCTGCAACGATTTCAAAAGATTTCCAAAGGCCGTCACCCGACTTATTGACCAATGTTCCTACCAGCTTGTTGCCGCTTTCGTAAATCGTATTGATTACGGATAACGGGTTATTCTGGTTGAATACTCTTGAAAGTTGGCTGAACTTCAATACTTTGTAAAGAATTGGAGAACAGCGTACCTTACACTCAACAGGGAGGAAGTTTAACTCCTCCATCTTATTTGCGATGAAGTGTGATAGCTTGACAAGCAAGTCAGCACCAACAGTTGAGTTACTGCCGTCTGCTTCTTCGTCCCACAACTCTGCCGCAGGTTTTTCTTGGTACTGTTCGATTGTGCCGTCTCGCAGCGCGATCTGATACAGACCTTCAAATCCTGTTTCATCGTGTCCGAAGTAGTAGAGGACGTTCATCAACTGTTCGAGCATAAGGTTCGCATAAGCGTCCCTTGAGCCGATGGTTGCGTTTGTAAGCCAGTTACCGGGCATAGCTCCAATTGCCTGCTCTTGTACCTGCGGACTTTCGTAATCAATAACAAGATTGATTACTTCAGAAAGCATTGTACCAGTGCGGTTTTTCGCAGCGATGCTGGTATTAAACGTAGTCATGGTCTTCGCTACATTCGATACTCTTGCGTAACCTTCAAAGGTTTCGGTGAATATCTGTACGAGGTCAGCCCATACGTTCGGCAAGCCCACTTTATTGACCATGCCGTCGGCATAGCCTCTCAAGAAAGGCTGTCTGAAAATCTTCTGGATAACGGCTATATCCCAGTGCGGGGTTGTCATACCCTGCAAGATACTGTCGTTGACACGCTTCTGGATGCGCTCAATAACGAACTGTCCAGTCTTGTTGTCAAAGTAACCGTACCTTGATATACCGTCAGAAACACGTTTCTGTGCTTCTTTAATATCCATGCCCTTCTCAACAAGGTTCTGTACAGCGGTTGAGGCCGCAGTCATAACCGCGTCGGAAGCGCGTGTTGAAATCATTTGCTGTTTGTTAGTGTGTTCCGCTAACAACTCATTAGAGATTTGACGTGACGGAGCTTCAAAGTATAAAGCTGCGCCCATAGTGGCATGATTGCCTCTTACGCGATGACCACCGCGATTGGCAATACCACCGTCAGTATTTCTACCGACATAGACTGTATCAAAGTGTCCGCCTTCTACTAGTGTAGGAAAGCGCTGCACCATGAGTTCTTCAGCCTTTCTTCCCCAACTTTCAAAGGGGCCGCTTGCGCTGATAAGTGATGATCTTCCACCCATAGTTTACCCCCTATTAAAGACCGAAAGTCAAGAAAACGGCTTCGTTTTCAGGCTCGAATATTTCGACAAAACCGCCGAAAGTTGCACCAGTCATAGTTGGTGCGGCTTGATTTGCTGCTGCAATAACACTCATGATCGGGAATCCCGAAAGGTTGTCAAAGAAGATGCCAAGTTTAGCACCATCACCAGCAGCAATGTATAATTCCATCCAGTCAGAGTAAACCTGACGAGTGGTTTCTACGTCTTGGGTATTATCACCCTGAAGGTATGCAAGGTAATCCTCTGCCAAGCCTACGCCTGTCATAGTTACCTTATACCCGACATAACCCTTACGAATCATGTCTGCGCGTCCGAATGTCGGAACGCCCCATCCCTGTACGGGATGCCCTGTCTGCCAGCCCTGGTTAAACTCGGCAATGCCGACCAGAATACCAACATCAGGTTTTTCTGTCTTAACGACACCGGGGTCTACATTCATTCTGGATATATCCCGCCAAAGGCCGTTACCGTAGGGAACCGCACCCGCTGTTTCGAGTACGTTAGCCACGCCAATATCGACACGGCTAAAACTTTCTTTGAGTGCCGGGACGCGACCGTCCACGTTCCTCATAAGGAAGCCATTCGTTTTGCCCTTACCACGCCAGATTTGATCTTGACCAATCCTTAGTGGAGAGTTTGGGCCGTATGTTGCGCTAACACCTGCCATGTCAACCTCCTACGAATTAAAGGCGCTGTCTAAAAGGAACGCACCTTCTTCCCTTGTGATTACATCCGCACTGTCTTCAGTGCGTCCGTCATCTTTTTTCTTGCCGTCTTTTGCTTCAGTTTTTACACCTAACACTTCGGCAACCTTTTTATCAATCATGTCACCAATACTATCAGTGACTTTTGATAACACAGTTTCAGCAGTCTTTGCAACTGCCTTGTCGATAATAGCATCCATGCTATCTTTGGTTTCTTTGCCGTCTTCGCTGTCATCACCATCCTTGGTTTCCTTGCCAGCATCGACTTTGCCGCCATCAGCTTTAACTGCGTCCTTGGTCTTACCTTCAGCCATAGCTGCAAGGTCTTCCTGTGACACATCTGCTGCATTATCAACACAGGCTTGATAAAGTCCGTCGATTACGCGAGAGACTTGTTCTTCCTGCTTTGCCGCATCTGTCGGATTCATAAGACTGTCTTTGACAGCACCGATAAGAAGTTCTTTGTTCTTACCATCCGACAGGTCTGTTACGTGTGCCATGATGTCGCCAGCAAGTTTTTCTTTGCCTGCGGCATCCAAAGTATGCAGTGTCTTAATTCCGTCAAAGACTACCTTTGACATTTTAAAACTTGCGTCTTTGGAGCGGCCTACGTTTAAGAAACTCAATACGCCTTTCCTTCCCGCCATATTGATACCTCCAAATATATTTCTGCCCGCATCCATGACACGAACATCCGCCCCGCCTCGTCCGCGTTGCGTTATGACAACACCATTAACAGATAGTATGTCTTGTAAAACAAAATCATATTTTCCTGTAGCGTCTGGTTTGATAATACTTCTATAATCGGCTGACGTTTCTTTACCGCCAGACCTATAATACTCATAACCATCTTTAGTGTAAAATGCCATTTTACCAAAGATACCTATTTCATCACCACCCGGCATACGTTTTATGACAAGGTTATCCCCTATCACACCAACAGCCTGATCATGAAAATTACCTTCATGCGTCTCGTCTAAAGTATGCTCGACAGTTACGGCGGTAAGACCAAACTTATCTTTGCATCGTTCTATTACTTCCGCAGGTCTATACTCCGTATAGTATGGTTTTTTTATCGCTGGCGTATACCCACGCGCAATCATTTCGTCATACGAATACTCATACACGCCGGAACGTGCCAAGCAAGCATCTTTAATTGCGATAGCTGGGTGCCTGTCTGTTACTCTTACTGCCATACTTCTATTATTACTCCATTAGCATAGTTATTGTCAACCGACAATTTTATTTCGGGCTTTTTTAATTCCCTGCTTTTTTGTGCCTGCCCCGCCTACCTTCTCATGTTTTCTCTGTTCCATTGGGTCAGCATAAGAATTGCCCTGGTTTTCCCCAGAAGCAGAAGAAAGAACCTTATGCTTACGCTGGTTCGTTTTTTTAGTCACGGTTTTCTTTCCGTCCGCGCCTGTAGAGGTACTTTCAGAAGTCTCTGTTCCATCATCAGCAATAAGCGCAGCCTGTGTTGTTGCGTTTATCGAGGCTATATTTGCTTCATGCTCCTCTGTTTCTCTCTGGTCTATGATTTCCTGCCGCTCCTCAAGTCTTCTTCGCAGGTCTGCGTCTATGTTGAATAGTCCGCCTGAAAGTTGGCTTACCATGTCGGCAGCATCCTGAAGCGGCATACCTCCGGCAACAGCGTCAAAGAAGCCCTTTGTGGTGGCTTCAGTAACTTTTACCTTGTCTTCTACGTCTGTTATCTTCTGCTCATCAAAGCATATTTCGGTATACTCAAGAGCCTGCATAACATCCCTATCCAGACCTAAAGTATTTATAATATGTAACATAGCAACAGGCTTTAGCTGCTGCTGTATCTTTGAATACATTATACGATTTGTTTCTTCCTGGCGTGTCCACGGTTGTTTTTTATCATTACCACCACCCATCCCGGACTTCTTAATGGTGAACAATCCTTCCTCAAGAAAGCCTGCTTTCGCTGCCAAGTCCTGCCGGATAAATGTTAGCAGTTCAGGAACCTCACTAAAGTTACGTTCTATAGCTTTTAACTCGCCGACAACATCAAGATTTATAGGATTGAGTACAGAAGCGTTTCGCACGCGTATTGTGTCTTCATCAGCCATTTGATCGAGTAGCATTGACCCTTCCATAGCAAGCGGGCCATCTACGTTAAATGTCCTTGCAAGTAATGACATCTGCTGTATCATGGTCGGAATCGCACGCATCGTATTCATATAATTAAAAACAGCTTCAATCCAGCCTACAATATCAGACACACCCCAGCCCATTGTCATCATCACGCCCCAATAACCTCTTTGCGGAGAAGGTACAATACGCGCAATGCGTGAGGAGTTTACGTCTGTTCCCATAAACGGAATATAGAAATATTTAGGTTTAAGGAAATCTTCACTTGTTGGATTCCAGTTCGGGAAATGCACTGTGTTCCAGCGGTCAAGTTTTACCCAACGCTCGATACAGTTTTTCTTTACTACCCCTGCACGTGCCAATGTAGGTACATCCAGCGTCATTGTTATAGGATTATCACCCCTGAACATGGGAAATAGAATAGAACCTGAATAAACAAGCGCATCAGCAAGAGCATCAGCCATCGCAATATGCAAGCCTGTTTTTACCATAGCATCGTTTATTTTCTCAAGTTGTTCTGGGGACAATTTTTTGTTTTTAATTTTTACACCATTTAATATCATCGACCTCGATTTCTTGTCAATGATGATTTCAGGTAATCCTTTATTTGAGTATATACTTGTAGCTTCTCCTGGTGTAAGATAAAGATTGGGGGAAGCCATGTTGTTCATGCTTGGGTCTTGACCATTTACCCCGGTCATCCATGACATATTAGACATTCCGCCCATACGTCCCTGACCACTACCGCCAAAGTCTCTGAAGCCTATAGCATCAGAAACTCTTTCAACTAACGATGCCGGGCCATTTACATTATTAAGAATCGCAGGAACTATTTTTCCTGAGCGTTCCTGCATTTGATTTAGTGTTTCATAAGGTCTTTGCGTTGCGTCATGGCATCTAATGAACTGTTCCCGGCACTCATTTTCAATAATGTCATTCACTTCTTTTTGTACGGACATTGGTAAACCCTTAAAGCGGCGTGTTTCATGTATTTGAACACTGCCGTCTGTTGCGCGAGTTGTTGATGTGTTTACACGTCTAAGCCGTGCCGCTACTCTTTTCCACCACATACATTACCCCGGAAATACTACCCACATACAATTTTCTAGCATCTGCCATACTGGCACAGTTGACGGATAAGACAGTCCGGCTGTCTGCGCAGTAATTTGCGCACCACCCTTACGGAACTGCCTTATCCCAGTGCTGACATAATCTTTTACAATACCTTCTGCGTTACCTGATACATTTATTATAGTAGAAATCCAGTCTTGTACAAAAAGATCATCTGCTTGCCAAAAAACATGAAAATTAGCGCTACGCATACGTATCGGGCCACTGTTAAACACCATAGACCCGGCATGAATTGCACTTCTGGAGTTACCTCCATCTAAAACCCATGAACGTCTTGTACTCTCCTGTGCTGGTATCGTAGTAAGATTATATATTGCTGTCACAAGCTCTGGTGTTATCGCATCATAATCACCCACAACATACGCGCCATTAAGCACATCTCCATTCTGAAGCTCGGCAAACCTTTTTCTAGTGCCTGCTGGTATTTTTGGAGGTCGCCAAGTACTGCCGCCAGTACCACCCCACTCATTAGAAATCATAATGTCAATTTCTGATATGTCAACATCCACACCAGCAAGAGACGCAAGTTTTCTAAATAACGTAAAATCATCAAAATGTGTCTTCGCTCCGGCTATCTTAAATGCCCTGTCATAGAATGTCTTTAAAAACAATTCATCAAAAAAATCATCGTTAAAAGGACAACCGATAGTTTTGCAAAGTTCATGTACAAATATATGAAATCTTGACTGCATCCTAATCCCCCCAATATGCTATTGCAATATGCGGAACCAGTAAATCAATCCACGCATCAGTATGACCGCTTTCTTTAAACCCATTTGTCATTACATAAACAGGTGTTAAAGTAGCGCTCCAAGGAGTATTTACTATTATGGTCGGCCCATGCAAACCATTTATACTCATTATATTTTCATTCTCGGCATTTAAACTGCCTCCGCGCATATTAAACATCCATGCAGCATTGTCTATCTGGCTTGATGTTATTGAAATCAAATGTTGTAGTGTACTCGCAACAATTAACGCTCCAGGGCCAGATGCCTTTATACCATTTGCAATATCTACCAACACAGCATCTGTCAGTGCATCTCTATCAATTGTAACGACACAATCGCCAAGATCAGCACCTACAGGTATCTCGTGCAATCTGACAACCTTACGCTGTCCAAACTGTAGTTGTATGCCACCTAAAAGTTCCACTAACGCAGCAGTTCCTGTTAAATTTCCGCTTGTTATGATTTGACTTACAACCATGCTGGTATTGCCAAAAGTTGTGCTTGTGTTTTGTACATTACTTCCAGGCTTCAACGTACCATCATCGTTTACATGGACACCAAAAATAGAAACATTATTTATAAAAACACTAGAGTACCCGCCGTTGTTTGCCATATCCTGACTTTGCTTATCTATTTCTATATAAATACTTACACGGCCAATAAAACCATCTTGCGCAACAAACGAGTAATCCTGCCACTGGCCATAAGGAACACTATCATATATCCTTTTCATCAGCGCACGAATAGCATTAACATTTAAAGATAATGTCACAGTAGCATTACGCAACTGATCACCAACTTTTAAATCTGTAACAGCAAAACCTTGTCCACCGTCAATATTACGCACAAGTGCAGCCATATCTGCATCGGATATTGCAAGACCTGAAAAATGTCTTACATTGCGTATAATGGTTTCTAATCTTCCTTGATGCTTCCAATCACCTACGCTATAATTGATGCCTACGTACTTTGCCGCCTCACTAAAAAAAGTTTCTTTGTATGAGGCAGAAGAAATGTCTACGGCGACGTTTTGTCCGATGATGGCACCTACCGCCCTAAAAAACGATCTTACATTCATTTTTATCTCCTAGATAAAACGCCAACCGCCCTGGGTCAGTATCATATACTGTTTTGCGGTAGGATTATACCAATACTGGTTTAGTTGCGCGTTTCGATCTGATGTAGCAATAGTGGAGCCTGATGTTGGGTATCTTCCTGTGTCTGAAAACTGTAGCCCTGACGGTGCACTGCTCATACGTACTTCGCGTAACACAAGCCAACCTAGTAGCCCTGTGTATATTGTTTTGCGTTCTGTAAGCCCTTTCATGTCACCAATGCTGACATCACGCTTGTCATTTCTGAATCCATCCTGTTCAAGTAACGCAAGTAATGTTTGCGTACTTCCTTCATCTGCGATAGCTACATGACCAAAACTGTTGTTTGCTGTAGCGCCCCAAATAAGTTTTGCGCCTTCAGGCGGTATAAGCCCTTCCTGATATTGTATACGAAAATACGCTGCGCTTAGTTTTGGTAAGTATTCATACCTTGTGTATAACTCATGTGCGCCACCTACACTTTCAAGGTCTGTAATGAAGTCTACGCTGGCACAATGATCACGAAAAACATCAACGCAATTATGTACGTAATAGTTATTAACTGTGTACGTATGATCGCCTGTAACGGACAAATGATAGACAGTTTTAATACCTGCTGATTCCGTGTCTAATACATAATTACCTACAAAAGCATTTTTATTATTTCTTGCAAGTGTAAGTGTATATAAATCTTTTTTCCTAGTACCATGCTTTCTTCCACCACTGCCATCAGGAAAAGTTGTAGGAGTTCCTGCAATTGACTTCAATCGCAGCGCAGCAGTTGAAAACCCACAGCGTAATGCGGCTGCCTGTACTGCTAATAATAATCCTAGCGATGTATTACATATCACATCACTTTTATGTTTTGTACTGCCATCAGCGGCAATAAGACCCTCAATAATCAGTAAACATTCACGATTAGTATATTTTCCAACTAAAATTTTATTCCTTGCACTGTCGTAACATTGTCTTATAACCGACGCAAGGCGCTCATGCTTAGCTGCGTAAAGCCTAGATACACACGCATTTTCACATTCGTGGTGTTCCTTTGTTTTAAGTGATATGTTCAAACTATCTAAAAACATCACATCCTTTCGCCTGTTATGCGTTACTATTATTTCATCATTGCGACAATCATGGTGTATACGCAAACTACCATCGCCTAACCAAAACCCAAGAAATAACAATTCGCTATCTGTTAAACCACTTTCCTCTGTAACCTTCTCTGTGAACACCTCCGGCTTTTCTCCAGTTTTTGTTGCTGTAGCAATAGGTTTAAATGCGCCAGACTTCATAAGATACGGATGCTCTGGCGTAACAATAATGTCGCTAAGATGCGTTCTATAAAGCACACATTCAGCTTCTCTTTGTGTTTTTCCTATTACCGTATTGTTTCCATAAAAGCCAACAACACTATCTCCTTCTTTTATATTTTCTATTGCCTTGTACGTACCATCAGCAAGAAGTACCATTGCGCCTGCTGGATGGCACTGCCCGCCATATTTTTTATCATAATCTATAATAGTTCCTAATTTTCTATCCCGCCATTGCCTGTGTGTCATACTTTCACTCCTTGAAATAATTTCTCACCTAAGCCACCAATACCCTTATAAATAACATCATAAGCAATGGTAGCAAGAGCAACAATAAGCCCTAAGAAGAAATACATGGCAGTAACAACAGCAGGAACTAGTGGACTTATAAATATAGTCGTTATTATACTAATAAGCAAGATGGTAATTTTCTTTTTTCGTTTATGTTTTTTATATTCTTTTGTGTGCGCTCTTACAGGCGCTTCTTTAAGTAAAGGACATTCGCTTTTTTCTTCAGGAGTTTCGTGATATTTCTTAATATTACTGCCTTTCCCACAAATGAAGTTCGTCCAGCCCACAACTACAATGGCACCCATTAGACATAAAAGCCATATTACGTTAGGGTCTGTCGCAAGTAACGCACCCATATCTGCTATGTTCATATTAAATCAAAGCCTCCCCCTGCAATTGCTTTTTCTACCTGCGGTATCTTCCAATCCGGCACTGCAAGCGTAAGACTTTTATATATTACCGGGTACTCAATGCAAAAAGACACACAATCGTTCTTCATTGTGTGATTAAAGCCTTCATGGACATATTTAAGACCCGCACACATACGCTCCTCATTATCTAGTGTGGGTGAATAAAACATCATTTTTAAATGGTCAACAAAAATGCCATCGACCTTTTTAACGATGGCATTGATAAGTTCTGTTTGTTCCATTAAGTCTTTTTTATTCTGTAATGCAATCTCTTTGTACTGCACCTTACTTTCATTTATTGATTCTTTAAGCTCATCAAATCTGCCCCAAAGTGTCTTAAAAGTCTGTGCTGTCTGTTCATCCATGCCTTCCATTGATAATTCAACCCCAGCAGCACCTGCCTTTAGTGTTTTTACTTTTCTCCCACGACGCAAAAATACGATGAGTGAAATTATAAGCGCGACAATCACCGCGGCATCTAGTATGATTTTTATGTATTCGTGCATCATTCCTCCTAAACTTTTGGATATACCGCATTAGGTGGTCTTAGTATACCACGCAATTGCGCTATTCTGTCAACTCCACCTAATTCATCTGCCCACTTTTCCCACCATTGTGTGATGTAGTAATGATAAATATTGTCGTACCGACAATCAATTTTACCTTCCTGTATGAGCTTTCGATGTTTAAGGTTGCCCCTCGCTGAAGGGATACCGATTACAAACAAATAGAGCGGCCCCAATATTTGCGACTGTTTATAATGCCCATATTCATGTTTTATAGTTATGAGGTCTTCTCTCTTTAATAACGTGAACATTGCCAGAGAAACCCCGGAAATAAACTTTTTAAACTTTGTATCTTCACTAAACCAATACCAAGTATAATTACCGCACAATGTCTTTCTCTTTTTCGCTCCGAGAACAAGCACCATAAAAGCACCTGCAAGTACTTGAGGAAATTGCCAAAGCAGAAGAAAAAATCCTGGTATTTGTTCCATGCTATTTACCCTGATACGTCTAGCTGAAAACACGGTACGTATGCAGCGTGTAGTTGCGGCTCATAAACGTCTACACGTCCTGCACCCGTAAAGACAATCCAACCAGCACCTGATAAACTGTTGGAACCAGACCACCAATTTATAGTACTTCCATTACCGCCGCTGCGCTTTTGTGCTCTACGCACAATAGAGTTTTGGTATGCTGGGAATTGAAGCTCTATTGTGTTTGCATTGCCAGAAGCATCTGGTAGCTTTGGTGCAGACCACACATACCTGCCACTTACCTCATACTCCGTCGGTAGCCATAGAGCATCAAATACTGTTGCGGTTCCACTAGGCATTAAAATACTTCTGGCTGTTTCAAAAAGAAAATCTGTTTCCCCTGCGTTACTTGGCGCAAATGGCCTTCCAGGATTTGCCAACATAGTCCTAAGTTGACTGTTAAGCCATGCTCTTGCCGCACAATCTCGCCATCCCCCAACGGTTGTGTTAGTTGTATTTATGGCACCTAAACCCACAGAATTTCTAAACTGAAATAAAAGACAATCTTGGGAGCTTGGGTCGAACACGGTCGCACCATTATATACGTTCATTCCCACGATGTCTACATAGCAATTGTCTAGGTACGCCGTATCGTACCCTCCTGCTGCGCCTGGTGGTACTATACTTGTTGGTTGTAAACTTAGTAGAAAATAGTCACCGATCCGTATACCATCAAATCTATTTGCCCTTGGCCTTGCACGTAATGTGCGCAGCACATCTGCTGGCGTATTACCTAAGCCCAGTTCCATCAAATTGCGCCCTGCTGGAGGATGCACATCTGCATTACTCAACATTGCCTCCGGCCCTCGGATATTCCCGCGACCAGCAACACTAATGCCTGCGCCATCCGAACTTGGTATCGTATTTATCATTTTTATATCGCCAAGAAAAAGATTGATTCCTGGGCTATCGTGATCTCCAACCCGTGTAACATTAGGTGACGCGACAAGCAACAAATCCCCTACACGCGCACCTGTAGGCAATGTTTCCCTGCCAATAACATTAGTTGTAATGCTGAATATCTGCGTACCCACAGGGCCAATACCACCACGCAAAGTCCCTTCCACACGTACTGTGAAAGGCTCCATAACTATAATTGCACATAACGCACCGGGGTCTACTGCATTTAAGTTTCCTATACGAATGGTTTCCCCGGATACATTTAATATAAAATCACCTAACACAGCATCCACAGGAGGCGCTGTTACATCTTCTGTTACAGAGTGAATCCACCTGCCACGTGAGCCTGGAGGCCCGATTACATTTCCTAAATCCAATCTTGCGGCCATAAAATATTACCTCCTTTTCCTTTAATCTGCGCAGGTATATAATTTATCGTGTGCGTTGTCTGTACTTCCTGCTGTACCGCAGGTTCGTGCGCAATAGTTATCGGTTCACACACTAAGATATTTTCTTTCCAATAAATCGTTTCTTTTTGCATTTTTTCTCCTTAATTATAGTCCACTCACTCGTACTGCGTGTGCTAAACATATACCACCACCCACCGAATCCGGCGACATTCCCAGTGGCTGTGCTGACGCATTAAGCATTACAAAGTTAGTACCATTTGTGCCAGTAGTCCAAACAGGTCGAGACGTTGTGCCAGTAAGTCTTAACCTATTACGTGTTGTGTGAAAATAAGGCAGATGTACGTCAATATAATCATTAGGCGTACCACTGTAGAAGTAACGGCCAAGCACCTCAAAGTCTGACAGCATAAAAACATCTTCTGATGTTATAATTGTTGTGTTTGGTACCCTTGGTTGCGCTCTTGCTATATTAGCATTATTAACCAGAGCACCACTATTTGTTATATTATATGCCATAAGTAAATTGCGCCACGATGACACTACCTGTGTATAAATTAGGCTTCCTGTCCAGCCACCACTAGCAGGAGCAAAATTAAATAATTGCCCAGAAGCCAAGCACTGTATAGGCTGAATTATAAGAAAATCATACGGCCTTGGTGTGTATAAACCGCCTGTAACTATATCATAGGTGTTTATACCAACAACAACAAATCTGTATGTGTTCATACCAAATACAGTTGAGCCTGAACCCAACATAGTCCACGGGCTTAAAAAATCCCTTGGGTCTAGCTCTACGTCCATATAATCACCAATGGCAAGACCTGCAAACCGTGTTTCCGATGGTCTTGTACTAAGGTAAGATGCTAAGGTATGAAAGTCCGGGCTAGCAATTTCTGGAATAGAAGCTATACTTCTTGGTCGCATAACAACAGAACTAGACCCTGTTGGCCCAGCAGGCCCACGTAAATTTCCTTGTACCTGTAAATTAAATGGAGACAACGACATAATACGGCAAAGACTTCCAGAGGCAACATTAAATAAATTACCAACATTTATAGTACCTATTGATGTGTTAAGTATAAAATCACCATCTATAGCTCCCACAGGAGGCGTAGTTATGGTTGTTTGTACCGGGAAGAACCTTTCTCCTCGTAGTCCTGGAGCCCCAGAAGGCCCGCGCAATGATCCCATTTGTTGTACAACTAACGGGACTACAGACACAATCTGACACATCGCACCCGCAGGAGCGATAATATCCCCAGTAAGATTTCCAATCTCAAGCGGTGTAGAAGATACATTTAATAAAAAGTCATTTACTATAGCTTCTGGCGGAGCCGTTTGTACTGGCTCGCTCACAGGGAATATCCACCTACCACGAGCCCCAGGAGGTCCAACTACACTCCCTAAATCTATTACTCCAGATTGCCCTGCCATAAAAAATCTCCTTTCATCCTTTCATTTTACACACAAAGGGATTCACTTTGCAAGCAGAAAAGAGTGCTTATAGTGCGGATGGGTTTATTGATACGTACCCATTTGACATCTCTGTGACCGCTGGCTCATCTTCCTCATAGGCAAGGTGTCTTTCAACTGTTGCCCTTTTTATGTCTAAAAAAGCTCTTTGAGTGACAGTAATAAAATAACACAACATTCGCACTCCGTCTACTCTATGTATTACCGACAATTTTCCAACTCCTTTAGGGATGGCACCATTCTTATCTCTTACCGCAAGAGAGCAATCACTGGCTGTATCCACAGCGGCTTCAGTAAATATAAGCCGTTGGCAGTAAAGAAGTTTATTTGTGATAAAAGCGGAATCTTCAACATTCGGATTCTTGCCTCTTGTAATCCACCATATCCCATGTTTATGCAGTTCTCTTGTGAATGTTTTTATTTCATCCTTCGCTGTTGTATCTGGTATCCATAAAATCTTATTCCGGGGGAAATCAAAGCGCAGCACCTTCGGAGCCTCCCTAATGTCAGGAAACTCATAGTCTTTTATTATATATATTATATTTCCTCTAACAACAGCAGCACAACCTCTGTGGTATCCTTGGTTAAAGTCCTGCGCCCAGTAAATTGTTTCTTCCTGCGACACCTCTCTATCCATCGCAACCTTTACGAAGTTCTTTTCCCAGTCAAAGTCACCTAACACACGCCCTTGCGCGAGCGCTACGAACTCTCCTTCAAGGAATACGCGGCGTTCGTCAGGTGAATATATCTTAAAGAGTGATTTAACGTAATCTTGATCAAGGTATGTATTATCTATAGTCCTACCGCGTATTAAATTAAACCCTGTCCCGGATTTACGGAAATTAGTTATAACCCTATACAAACCTTTTTGGCCTTGCGCTGTTGAAAAGAAAGATAGAAATGGTTTCCTAAATCCCGGTATTATTTGTCTGCACCTTTCATTTACTGCTTTCACCGCCTCAAACGTAACATCATCACTTCTTGCGACAGACCCTAAGTCATCAATTTCGTCAGCTAACGCGCAACAAGCATCAAACCCCATAATACTTTCTGGAGCAGAAAGGGGTACTAAGATGGTCGTCACATCTCCTACAATGAGCCTGTTATCTTTTTTATCGTGTATGAAATCTGTATTGCTTTGTTCAAGTAATTCTTTTATGTACGCGAGTGTTGTTTTTACAAGGTGCCCAAGAGTTACACCGCCTAAAAGAACACGGGGTTTATGTCCTTCTTTACTTTTCTTACCTTGGAGCATCGAGACATACTTTAACCATGAATACGCAAGGCTTGATGTTTTTCCGCAACCATAACCCCCTACAAGAAAGTGGTAGCGCAATTCCGGGAACAGTAGAGGTGATTGTATTATCGCTCCCTGATGTGGGAGCATAAATCTTTTTTTCAAGACCGCCGTCTTCCTTCCTTTATACTATAACCACGCCTCTCTACGGAACACGCCGTTATTTCTATACACTATTTCTGCTCGTTGTGATACTTTTGGCGTAGGACATACGTGGCGACACAGTTTTGCAGGGATTGACACTTCAAGCACTTTGGTCTTATTGATGTTTGTATACCGAAGTTTCCACAGAGTTGTTTGCAGTTTTCGGCGTATGTTTGCGTGCAACGGTAGAGATGCGAGCATTTGTCGCAACGCAGTCCACGAGTAGGTTTCATCGAACCTAAACATTGAGGAAAATCCATAAGTCACCTCCCTGCCAAAAGCAAAAATTCTTGTGCCGCTTGAGCGCAACACCCGTAAAACCCACATCCCATCTGTCATTGTTGCTATGTCAATTTGTTTTAAAACTTGCATCACTATGCCTCCCTACCAGTCTTCAACAGTACCATCACTGTTTATTTTATATCCGCCTAATACTTCGTCCTTAGTATTATCATATAGCATTGTCTTCGCAGAAGCAACAACAGGTTTTGCTTTTTCACCATCAGCAAACGGGTCATCATCACTTTCAAAACCCTCAAACACTTCATGCTCTTTTATCGCCGCAAACTCCTCTTTTGTAAGAGCTACGAAAAATATGTTAAGAGCGTCTGCTTCTTCTTTTTCATCGTCTGCTTTTGTCATCTTCAGAAGGTCTCTGCGCATTTCTGCCGCTTTCATCTTCATCGCAAACCAGTCTTTGTACTGTATATTGTATTCTTTCTCCGGGTCGTTTGCTTCTCTTATGTCTTCATCACCTTCATCCGGCTCCGCTCCACGTAACGCCTGTGACAGTTCCTCTACCTCATCTATCTCATCAAGGTACTTTTCTGCCCGTATTGTCCGGGTCATACGTTTGTAATCTTTATTGTCGAGTATTAGCGCTCTTTGTTTCCCTGTTATTCCACAGTAATCCAGCGACATACTATCACTAAGAAAGCGGCGGTATGCAGTTATACAATTAGCCAAAACTGTATCAAAATATTGCGGGTCATCTTTTTTTGGTACGTCTTGCAGATTTATTTGTGCCATACAAAAATCATAGCATATATTTTAATTTTTTACAAGTGGGTAAATAAAAACCCCCCGGTGTTGATTTGGAAATGGCTGATAACACCGGGAGGAAGGAGGAGAAGAAGCTAAACACAATGCCATGAGCTTGTAACATCATGCTTAGGGGAATCTGCAAAACCCCATTCGCTGCAACTCTCTTACAAATTACCACAAAACATTATAAATATCAAGTGGATTAGTGCATCATTTTCGCAAATCAATACAGTGAAAATTCCCTAGTGACGAAGGTGTGTTTGAGGGTGTAGGTGGATAAAGGGGGCAAGGCTGACCTGTATTTTTGTGTGCTTGATTTGTGCGGATTTATCCGTTATTAACCAAACCAAAAACATAAAGGTTATTAGCTGGCAGGAATTATCATAAACAGATAATTACTACCAACCAATAAAATAAATAATACTAACCATGTGCATAAAACAGATCATAAGTACCGGAGCAAAAAACATCAACGGACATACTATGCTGATCGGCAAATTTGCAAATACTCTGGTATTGCCTATTGCCGTATTGCTTGTACGCTGGCAATTGTGGATCGTATGATGTAGTTATTAACTGGATCATCTTAATTTCTCTGTCTGTTGCTGTTTTTAAAAACTGTTTAATTGCAAATTTTTTCTCTGCCTCCCGCTCTGCACGATAAAAACTATTTTTACGGACGGTCTCCGCTCCTCTATGGATCATACTATAGATACGATCATTATCAATCTGTCTTGCTGTCGTTGTGTATCTTGGCGTATGATAACCATAATAATTAACAATGTAAGTCTGCCTGTATTGCTCCGCTTGATCTGTAGTTGTACTAATTGGTAACGCATAATTATTGATAGTCTCAATCCGCTCCGCCTCTATTGCTACATCTGATCTCTGGTTGCGGTCTCTGCGATTAGCCGGATCAATAATTGCATCTTGTGCATCAATGCCGTATTTGCTCGTATGCCTACCAGTGCGATACTGTCTCTTATGCTCGGCAAATACCCTCTTGGTTGCACATAACAGATCAATCTGTTTGTCGTCCGCTAATATCATCGCTGTTGCGATTATATGACTACTTATTTGATCTCCCATCTTGGGTAATAGATCAAAATAGGCATTTACCGCCGTCTTGTCACTGGCATTGTCAATAATTTGATCTTTTGCCTTGATAATGCCATTTTCATAATCTTTTTTTGCTTGTCTTTCTGTTTTTTTCATTTTTTATCCCCTATTATAATAATATAATATAATATTAGCATTTTTTGAAAAATAGTCAAGTAGTTATTTTTTATTTTTACGTTTTTTTTGGCTATTATCTACTATATATTAGCGGTTTGTAGGGCAGAAAAAAAGCCGGTTTTTACCGTATTATAATAATATCCGTCTATATATAGATCAATAGTTTTTGATTTTAGAATTAAAAAGATAAATAGTAAGTGACTGATATTTTGGTATCATTGGTATTTTTTAGAAAAATACCAAAAAATCTTATCATATTATTATAATAGATTATTATAATAATATATGTATTGTATCATACCAAATAAACAAATAATTTTTAAAACTAAAAACTATTGATCTATATATAGACGGATATTATTATAATACCGGCAAAATGCCCGTTTTTTTGCCCGTACAAATTACTTATATATAGTAGATAATAGCCAAAAAAACCGCAAAAACAAAAAATAACTACTTGACTATTAGTGCAAAATGTACAAAAAAATAGGCATATAACCGTTAAGATTATATGCCTATTATAAAAATTGTATTACTATTTATTGTCTTTTTTGGAGCCGATAACGATAAATTGTAGGTTGCTGGTACACCGTATACCGCCAATATCCACTTTGGGACTGGCAAAATAGCCGATACTGCCCGTGGCAAATTCACGGCTGTTAAGGATTATTTTGTATTGGCTTTCTGTTTCGGGATCGATTATCGGTGCGTTATCTTGGTCTACAAGTAATAGTTTGATCTTGCTAATTGGTAGCCTAGCAAGCCTATCAATGCTTGTATTCTGCGCTTGCGCTGTTGCGCTTGCATTGTCAATTTTTTCTACTTTTTTACTCATCTTTTTAATCTCCATTATAAGTGATTTTTTTTATCGGTATAATTGCCGATTCAATCCTGCCTGAGTATAATTTGTCAATTAACAATTGGCAAAATACTCGATGATAGCGTCTAACTCTTCTTGCGACAATGTGTCTTTGATTGCTGCATCTACCATTTTTTCGATGTCCATTTTTTCTCCTTTATTTGTTTATTTATTGGCAAATAGATTGCATTTTTTAGATCACATTTCAAATATTTTTTAATATTTGGATCATGTGATATTTGCCGATAATTAGTATAGATACTAATGATCTGTAGTATCTATATAATACTTTTTTTTCCGCCTTGATCTCTTGGATACTTGCGTTATTACGTTTTTTCCAGCGTATTAACTGTTGTATCAGTTTAATCATTGTCTTATAGTGCATAATACGATTTCTAATCAGTATGCGCATTGATTTTTTATCCATTTTTTCTCCTTTATTGTTTTTGTATTGGCAAATAGATCGCATTTTTTAGATCACATTTTTTAATATTTTTATTTTTTGCTATGATCTATTTTGCGTGCTTTTTTTGCCTTGTTTTTAGATTTTTAAAACTACTACACAAGCGTATAGGGGGATATATGAATAATAAAATAATAATTGCCGACATATTACGCGACACAATAACGCAATATTATAATGGGAATTATACGCAATGGCATAATATACTAGCAATAGATAAGCTACGTATTATGCAAATAGTAAACAAGCGCATACGGGATTTGCGAGATAAAACAAACAATAGGGGGAAAAAATGACAAGTAATAAACCTACAGTATTGTATATGGCAAGCCTAGAGGGTAATCCTGTACATAACCAGAAAGTATATAGCACGTCTTCAGGGCTATATCTGGTATCTTATGATGTATTTGTGGCGTACAAGCCGCATACGGGCTCTGTGGGGGCTTGTAGGGGCATTAAATGGGACTATAGCAAGACAACAGCGCGTTATGTCCGCCTGTTTCTACACGGCTATAGTGTGGACACATTGCCAATAAATGACATACAGGCAATGTATGAACATGATGTTAAAGGGGGTTGATATGTATATATTGGACATTGCATCGGATGGCGTGATAACGCTTGTATTTCGCAGTTACGCATGGGCAAAAGAAGTAGTACTCTCCCCCATGCAGTCTGCTGTATTACGTGCTAAACTGTCTATGGCTGGTAAGTATATATCGGGCGATAGGAAGGATGTGATCACTATCGCAGGACAAACAACACTGGGGGCGATATGCAGGTCGTTCCTCATATACTAAAAGCAGGTCTGTAGTGACAGGCTTATTAAACAAGGGAGCGTATTTTATGTTTGAAAACAGGGTCTTACGACAAAGGACTGTCGATGTGACAGTACAGGATTATCTTAACAAGGATAATTTATTCCATGCGCAGTTTACAACCAAGGCAGGAAACCCAGCACTTGTACAGGTGATGCAGGACAATGACACAGGGTACTATGACAGTCCGCGTGAATGGGATAATTTGTGGACATGGGTAACGTCTGACAGAGCAGGATACTCTGATATTGATTTCCGAGGCACAAAGGAAAACAATTTTCGTGACAGGACACACCACAATGTCGATGACTATGTGGGTGAAACAAGAAGGCTTTCAAAAGATTTCTTGAAACACAATGTAGTAGTTAAGCTCTACCTGTACCGGCACTCTGGGGATTACATCTATTCTGCCCGCTCTGTAAATCTTCCCTGCAATGTGACTTGTAAATGGGATTCAGGGTGTATGGGATTCGCTTTTGTATCAAAGGAAAAAATCAGGAAGGAATATGGTACACATAAATGGGAAGACGGCAAGGACATTGGCGTGCCGTTAAAGCGCATATCGAAGCAGGTCATGGAAGAAGCGTACGCCTGCCTTGAAGGTGAGATACAAACAATGAATATGCTTAACGCTGGGGAGGTTTACTGGTTTAAGGTTGTGGACATGATGACCGATGAAGAAGATTCATGTGGTGGAAATTACGCAGGCAGCAGAAAGGAAATTGCGCAGCAGGTAGCAGACTTCTTGCATGGTTGGTGTGACAACCCAAGTGATGTCGCACAGGAGATGGTAGCATGAAAAAGAGGATGTGGGCGTTATGGTCAACGCAACTAGACGGAAAGCGGGACGTTATTGCGTTGTACGACACTGTCGAGTATAGCTACGATGATGTGAAGTATATTGCTGCCGAAAGGCAGGGTGCTGTAGGGGAGGAACATGACTTCTCCCACAACATAAACTTGAGGGAGGTAGAGTTCTAATGGCATTAAAGCAAACAATTCAATTTACCGTTATATCAGAAAACGGTATAGCACTGGAGATGGAAGACATCCAGAGCAGGCTGCTTGACCATCAGCAGGTCTCATGGGTGGATTTTGAGGTTGTGAAAGAGGAGGAAACGAAGTATACTGATGAAGATAAGGTCTTTGAAAGACAGGACTTCGTTGATAACACAATAATGGACATGGCACGTGCCTTAGTGCCGGATGCAAAGCATCAAATGCACTTCATAGCAGAGGTGCGAGAGGCACTTATTCGAGAGTTTAATCTCGATGAGAATGAGTTTTATCCGTCGTTGACGTGATGAAATACCCTACTTACCACTGTGTAGGGAACTATTTAAGTTTTAAATAGTATTTATTGAATGATTAAAACTAATTGTTATTGATACTCTAGTCCTGTAGCGTCGTTGACGAGCAGGATTTGAGGCTGTGATTCGTGTTCCATGTCTCGGACACACTTATAACCAACAGTGGATTCGCAAGTGATGCCTGATGTAGTCCCCGCAATATGGGTAGAGGATCAACTTCACTTGCGTTTTTCTAAAGGCAGAAGAAAACCAACGGCTATTTACTGCCGCGCTATTTATTGCCGACAGCACAGTATATACCTAGCAGTATGCTGTGCCTCCCAACGGCTATTTACTACCGCGGCTATTTATTGCCGACGGCTTTTCTTCTGCCTTTAAAAATATTTAATAAAAATAAACTTGTTTATTGCCGAGTGATCTAAAAATCAAAAGTTCTTTGCCAAGTAATAAATAAAAAAGGAGGGCTATAATGCCTAACGAACGACTATTTACCGCCAATTTGCAGGTAACGGTTATGTATGATCCGTGTAAAATACAACAGTCGCTAATTGTGGATTTAGTACAGCACAATTTGGAAAACGTATTTGATTCTTCCTGTCCAGAAGTAATAATCCGACAGGAAAGTAGACAATGCTTGTCATGTATCAACAGGGAAGAACAGCCGCCGTTGACAGTAATAAGGAATAAATAATGGGAGTACGATGGTCAACAACTCACAGGGGTGTGAAGATACACAGGGTGTACTATCAAGGATGTATAAACTACAAAGTAGATGGTACACAAGAGCTTGCTTGTAGTTTATATCAAGCAAAGAAATGGATCGATGCGCGTATACTAGAGTGTTTTGATAACAAAACACTACCTGTTTCACATCATGTGAAATCAGGGCTACGCCAGTCGTTAATATCTATCGGCAATAAATAGCCGTTTGACGAATAGGGGGATAATTATGAAGTACAATGCACGTTTTGAAATGGGATCAAGGTTGTTTCATCTTGCACAACCAGACATTTATTATGAGTTTGCAGGTCTTGTAAACTCACTTGAGGAAGGTGAAACAGAATATTATATGGACACAAAAAAAGAACACGAACCTTCAGGGCAATACTTTGTGCATGGGCACATGGTGCGTGATGTAATCGCTAAAGCATGGGTACAGGCGTTCGCATGGAAACTATCAACTAATGAGCTTACAAAGGACATAAAGGTAGTATATGAGGATGCTGGGTCTCCGAAGGAGTACAACTACGGAGGTGATTGGGCAAACTTCTACCTTCTTATCTCACAGAAAAACTATAAAGCACTTATTGAGAGTGTAATTGAAGAAGGTATAGACGACTGGCTATACAACAATTACAAGTCTTACGATGGCTTCTGGTCTTATATGCCGGACAACCTTGATGAGTATATGGAGCAAGCCGAATGTGATAAATGGCGTGTCAGTAAGGAAAGGAATGGTTATGCTTTGGCACAGGCGATACAGTATACGCTGTTTAGAACAGACCTTGAAATTGGTGCGTGGAATGATAGTCTGCACTATGATGTGGAAGAAATTGAGTTTTCGCATGATACTTTCTACTTTGAACCAGAGGAAGTGCAGTACGGTGTGACGTGCATGGACTGTGGAAAACAAGCTCCTGATGCGCAGGATTGCGCAGCGAAGTTTAACGGCTGGTTTAGGGACATGGGGGAAAATAAGTACTGCTGCGCTCGATGTGCCTATGTGCGTGACAGGCGTGCGGAAGAAGAACAGAAGAAAAAAGAAAATAAAAATCTTGCAAAGATGCGATCTAAAATCGTAAAGTTCTTTGCCAATTCAATAACAAAACTTAGGAGGAAATATGAAGAAGCAATATACCGTTAGTCTTGCGTTTGTGGACTGGGAAACAATGATCATAGAAGCAGACAGTCCTGAAGAAGCTCTTGCTATCGCAAGAGAGAGTGAATTAGAAGGTACATGGGATGCGCCGAGTACCTGTAGAGAACGCATGGAAGAAGATGATACTGTCTACGGTGTTGGCGGCACAGAAACAAGTACCAAAGTTATGACATACATACGCAGAAAAAGAGAAAGCATCGAGCGTAGTATCGTGCCCAATTTTGACAACACAAGGCAGATTGCTATTATTTGGGACATAGATGATGTACGGCACGAAAGACCGTACCTGACAAAAGCGCAGGCGATGGAAGTTCTTGAGAATGTACATCGTAAACATGATGCTACATTAGGTGTATCATGGGAAACACTACAGATTCATTCAGATATGATGTTCTCATTCGACCCGCCATGCGCAGAAGAATCGTTCTTAGACTGCCAGCACAAAGTGATGCACAAGGACTGGGAATGTAATCCACTGAAGTGTCCATCAAGAGGTGCGCCGCGTCTTGTGTTCTACGCATACGATGTGTGGGGAAACAGGGAAGATGGCTGGGAAGTAAATGACAGGCAGCAAGTAGGTGCAGCGACAATTTATGCTTTCACAGACGGCAATGAAGACGACAAAATACTTGAGAGTGTGCGTAAATTGTATGGCTTTGATGTCAAGGAAATTGAGATTTTCGAGAACAGTGACGAACACGTCATCATGTTTCAAAACAAAGAAACCAAAAAGCCGTTAGGTGAATATGTGGTGGAGGAAGTATGATTTATGTAGATAATAAACAGGACAAGATGTGGGATGCACTCATGGAATGTGATACTGAAATGGTAATGATGGCGTTTACAAACTATCACGGTATGCAGCTTTTAAACGATGGATTCTATAAGTTCCTCATAGAAGAAGGAATCATGGAAGGCGATGGTGAGGAGGAAGACAATGAATGAGCTAATCATACCAGAAAGCCTTGCGTCTATTACTATTCCCAAGTGGCGTGACACAGCAAAGCTCCTTGAAGGATTCAAAGTCATCGCCTTTAACCCCAACCACACTCCGGCAGGGGATTGGGATTACTCTCCCGCAAGGGAAATCATTGATGTGCGCACATTTGTTCTGGGAGGTAAACGCAGCGAAGGTAGTAACGGAGTGCTAGTGTGGATTCATAGTCCCACGCATCACGGACACGCGCATGGCAGGGCTGGAGGTTGTGGATACCACAGACCTTCGGCTGCTTTTTCTTCTGCCTTACTCGCAATGGGTATCACGTTAGGTGAACATGAGTGTCATGGCAGAGGAGATTCTGCGATGTACGACACAGCCCTTGCGATAGCTCAAAAGTTGGGGTATGAACAAAAGTATTTGCATATTGCAAAGTTCTTTAGGTAAATCGGCAATAAATAGCCAAGGAGAAAAATTATGGTGTTTATAAATTATGATGGTATCGGTTTTGATGATTACCATGTTGATGATGATGACGGGCATATTTGGTCACAAGTATGTGAAAAACACGCAAAATGTATGCAGATTGATCAGCCAATGATTTCTCACGTAGCGTGCAAGGATTTAATATGTGGTGTGGCAGGCTGTGAAGAAATCGCAGAGTATTACATCGACTTTCCTGTAATATGGTGCGGCGAGTGTGGGGCAGAAATAAACTTCGAGGAATGGGCAGAAAACGGAAAGCCTGCGTGTGGTTACATCACCTGCCAAAAGCCGTTGTGTCCTTCGTGCGATAACAAAATGCACGAAAGAATGGACAATGGTGAGCTTCCGATATGCAGCGAGTGTGCGGAAGAAAACAAGAAAGATCGTATCATTGGGGATGAGTGTGACACTTGCCAAAAGATAGATGATTGTAACACAACAGAAAAGGGTGTAGGGTCTCTATATCACGGCGATGCTGATGGTAGATGTAGAAACTACCTATGCAGCAATGTTCCGCGTAAGGAGGGATGAGGGATGGGCGATAAACACATAGATATGATGCAGTGTGCGCCACGGCATCTGCGGATATACAGAACAAAACGAAAACCTATGCCTGTTGATGATACCTGTGCTGTGTTCACTAAGGCAAATTGTTTTGGTGGAGAGCGATATAGAGGAAAGGTGTATTTTGTTTCGTGTAACGACAGACCATACACTTCTTTCTATCAGCATGGAGAAGCAGACCGCTGGCAGTTCTCTCCAATGGGCAGCAGAATTAAATGGGCGGATATATCAACGCAGTTGCGCAGGTGCTTAATGAATGAGTACGAGGACTTATGGCAAATAAGGTTTTCTCACGACAGCGAATACTTTATATCAAGTTGGCGACCAATGACACAGGAGGAGATAAATGAGATCAAATAACGAAAAACCACAAGAGTGCAGGTATACACACCAGCACTGTCAGCACGCAAGTATCATGGGTGATTGTCTTGCTAATCCTGAAAAATGCAAGGATAAAATAGAGATGGACAAAGCGTTCGCCGCGAAAATCAAAACGGTATCTGTATCGGCAGCAGCAATGCCAACAAGAAAGGGGAGAATAAAATGAAAAAGTTATGGGAGGGAATACGACCGTATGTAGTTGTCGCTTTATTTACGCTATTTGGTTTTGGTGCTGCGTACACACTGGTATCTGTTGGTAGGGTTATTGAGGAAAAGGCACACACCTGCGAAGTTCCAGTAATAGAAACACCCGGAGTATACATAATAGATGTAGAGCAGATGACATTTGGTCGTACTAACCACGACAATAAATGGATGGTACATTATGCCTATCAAGGTGTGCCGCATACAGCGTTTTTGCCGTGTAATGACAGTTTAGCCGAGTTCCTTGCGTACTTGGCATTATTTTAATAAGGAGTAATTATGATAGTCGTAAAACCAGTAGATATGGAAGTTATTTACAATGGGAAGGTGTTAGACGCAGGTTGTGTAGAATTATCGTTTAATTCTGTTGATGTTCACCCTTCGCAAGCGTTTGCTTATGGATTATATAATTGCATAGATGGTGTGGATGACTGGGTTGCTGATTTCGCAAATGCGCAGGTGGCGCAACGTGTTGCAGACCTTCTAAACACACATGGGGGTGCAAGATGAAAGGAAGTACAGTAGTAGTTACCAAGAAGGAAAACAGAACCTTATTTAATCTAATGACATTTTTATGCGTCATATCAAAAACATTAAATAAGGTGACAAAAGAAAGGCGTTACGCGAAAGCAATACGATTTATAAAAGGAATCACAAATCCTGACGTAATGTTCGCCTATGCTACTGATGGACAAAGACTGCACTGCGTTCCGTTCTTTTCTGCTAAGTTGCAAAAAGAATTACGGAGGGAACTTGAGTGGAGTATAGTCAGTGCTACAAAGGATGTTATTACACTTACCGAGTACACAGGGGATGGAGAGAAGTTTCCTGTTGATGGTGTGCGTGATGTGTTACCTGAAGATATTGCTTTATGCGAGCAGATACCTGATAACAACAAAGAGTATTGGCGGTTGTCGCACAAAATGTCTGGTGTGTGGATAACCGAAAACGCGGTTGGGGATATTTTATTTTATCTTGCGCGTAACAATGTAGCGGTGGACATTACGTATCTACAGGCATTGCACGTTGCGGAAGGAATAAATGAGTTTCATGTTTGGCAGAAGGATAAAACAAAAGATTTAAATATTCCCAAAGGAATAGAAGATGTTATCGCGTACATAGCTAACAAGCTAGACGCTGTGTTTGAGGGTACGTTGGTTTTTAAGGTGTCGCACCCACACAGCGCTTGCGGAGGTTTGGCGGCATCTGCTATTGCTTTAATACAACCAAGGGTACAGACTAACCGGATGTCGTATGTAGAGCTAACTAATGAAATGGTATCGGAGAAAGGACTTTCCATACTCGCAAATCGTTTTGCAAAAACAAAGAAAATAACAGTGGAAGATGCGACAGAGGCACTACGGTATAGTAATAATTTTAATGTAAGAAGGTCAAGATGCAAGGAAACATAATAAGACATGAAGACTATCTTAGCCCTACAGCGGCTATATTTTTGATGACACAGCACAACATGGTGTTGCGTGACTACAATGCGTTTGAGGAAGATGATGTTACTTTGGTGTGGTGGTCTTCAAGATGCCATGTTTTTCATTATTGGAGTAACGGCACATTAAAAGGTATCTGGAATAACGGATTCATAAACAAACGTGCGTATTTTCCAATGCCTAAAAGTCCGCACATTTTACGAGATATATTATTTACTAAAGATTTTGAAAAATCCGAAGCAGGGGAGTACAGGAGTAACACTGCGATATGTGAAATCATGGAATTGACTGCACAAAGTCACTTTGAGTGTGAGGACATTTTCCATGTTGGAAACCACCTTGTCCACGTAAGTGAGAGACCTGACCTTATGAATTGCCACAATACACCAATAAAGAGTACACTACAAGAGGAGGCACAAGCCTCTCTTGCAGAAGAAACAGCAAAAACAACAACTAAAGAGCAATGCTGGAATTGTAGAACTGTAGGTTTAACGTGTATTCCTTTTATTACTCCTATGGGGAACAGTATTTATGTGTGTCTACGGTGCCATGAGGCTCTTACGGAGCTTATAACAACAAAAGAAGAACAAGGCAGAAAGTATGACAGTGAAAAACTGCGGTGGTACTTGTTGCCGTGGGATGCGCTTGAGGAAGTAGTCAGGGTGCTAACGTATGGAGCGCAAAAGTACGCACCCAACAACTGGAAGAAGGTCGAACCATTTTATGACAGGTATTCCGCGGCACTAATGAGGCACTTTAAAGCAGATCAGGTAGGAGAGATTTGCGATGAGGAAAGCGGCCTACACCACATGGCACAAGTAGCCTGCAATGCGCTTTTTCTACTTTGGTTTTCACTACAGGAGGAAAGATAGATGTTATACACATATATATGCGTAGTTCTTACTGTTGTTGTGTCTTTTATTTTGCTGTACGTACTGTGTGTGCCTGGGTTAATGCTTATGCAGAAGTGGAGCGAGTTTTGTGAAAAGCACATTAAGAAGGAGCTATAATGCCGCAGACAAGAATATTGGTTGAGATAGTGTGTGATTTTGTCCATGCAATATCGGTAATACCGCTGGATGAAAACTGCCCAAAGTGCGCGTGCCGCATAGATGGGCATTGTATAAGGGCAAGACAGAATGTAGATACAGTACATTGCGACTATGGGCGCAAGGGCTACTATAGCCTTCAGGCAAAGGGTATGCGAGAAGTAACAGCATGACAAGTAAAGGAGGCTTGGTGGAAGATTTATTGGAAGGCGATGTAGGAATATGTCTTGGGCTATATGAAGAATACCCTGTACTCAAACCGTTGTTTGAGCGGGGTGTTTGTCAAATAAGAGAAGTAGGCATGGTTGCATCGCGTGCGTGCCTTTTAACTAATAAGTATTTAGCTACGGAAGGATGCAAGCCTCTGTTCTTACAGGATGCTACGATGTATACTGTAAGAATGACCCGCTGGCATGAGAATCTGTTCGGAGCTATGGGCGAAATCGCAGAATACGAAAAAAGAAAAAATAATTAAAAATCTCTTGACAAGTTATACAAAACATAGTAATCTCAAATCTAGCGAAGAAGGAGCAATAATGAAAGAAAAATTAGTATTGGCGAAAGGGGTTACTTTTGAGAGTGAACCCCACAAATACTACATCAACGGAAAAGAACTCTCCGGCATAACAAAACTAATCGCAAAACGAATGAATATACGGATGCCGGAGGAGTTTGCCGGGGAGGCACGCAATGAAGGACTACACATCCATAGTGCTGTTGAGCAGTGGCTCGATGGTAGTGAGTTTCCTTCTATCCATCCGGGTGCGGTGTGGATAAAAGGTATCCTTGAAAGACAGTGGCATAAGCCACAAGAGCAATGCCATAGTGAAGTGTTGGTGTCGGATTTAAAGCAATTTGCATCGAGTGTGGATATAGTTGGCGTATATCCTGATGGCACAGTGGTTTTATACGATATAAAAAGGTCATTTAAGCGGGTTTATGTGAGTTGGCAGTTGTCTATATACCAATACTTTATCGAAAAATACACAAAATACCGTGTGGCAGGGCTTAATTGCTTGTCTGTTAAAGATAGAACAATGTTTCCTATCTTCGCGCACTCAAAACATGACGTGGAAGAACTGCTGTATGGGTCGAAGTGAAAAGCAAAAGGCAGAAGATGCCATTAGAATAGATGTAGTCAGGCAACTAGTACGTGCCGGATTTTTGAATGATTACATCGCAAGACTTCTTGGCATTAAAGTTTCTTGTCTGCGCGTATTTCTGTATCGTCATAAGGTGCCGAGCAATCCGGGATTGGGCGGTAAACGTAATCATGCGAGGTATAAAGGCGGAAGGATTGTACGGAAGGATGGGTATGTCTATCTATCTGGTATGCAACATCACCCAAGACACTATAAAGGGGAAGTGCTAGAACATAGGGTTGTTATGGAAACAAAACTCGGTCGTTTCCTGACAGCAGAGGAAGTAGTACATCATATTGACTATAATAAACAAAATAACGATATAAACAACCTGATGCTGTTTAAATCACAGAAGGCGCATTTTTTTTATGAAAAAAATATTTGTGTGCATCCGAATAATCCGAGAAACTGATCTAAAATAAGATTTTATTTTGCCTAAAGGCAAAGGAGGAAAAATGCAACTAGGACAGCATGATAAATTACAACTTATGTACGCATTATTTGGTGCGCACATGATGCCAAAGCTGAAAGAACAATGGGAGGTGGTGCGTAAAGAAATAACATCTATTGTGGCTGCATACTGGCAAGACTTTGACTTTGACGGCGCACAGAAGTTTGAGAGATACATCAACTTTCACACCTATGTGCGCATACACGGTGGCCCGGTACTATTTTGGGATCACCCTTTAGTTAAGTATTTCGGACTAGAGGCAGGTGCTAAGGTAGTATTGGTTGATTTCAAATTTCCGTGGACAGATGGTAGCACTGTATATATAAGCGAATTAGGAGATGATATTAGCAGTAAAGCGATTAAAATAATAAAAACGTATACATCATCGTTTGATAAAATTGCGGCGTTGTGGGACACAACAAAAGAAGCACTTGCATCTATTCGTACAACAGGGCAGCTAGAGGAACGACTACCAGAGCTTGCGAATTATTTACCGCCATCAGTGACAAAACAAACTACCGCTGTGCTACCTGTAGAGACATATAAAAAAGTGCGCATGATGTTTTCTTCTGCTAGTACAGAAAAGAAGGTGGATAATGTCGCAGAAAAGAAGTGAACGGCGTAAACAACAGCGTCTATTTAAGAAAGAAGAAAAGGCGCGTGTCGGGTACAACAGGCACGCAAATCTTACACACCTTCAACAAGCGATGGCAGAAGGTAAAGTAAATGTAGTAAATATCAATGACCCTGCGGTACAGCGGGTTGCAAAAATACAAGGAGAGAAAAATATATGGCGAAGGAAAAAGCTGCGAGCGCAAAGAAAAGTAATGGTGCGGTTGTATCTGATATTCGTGTTACCGATTCAAAAGGTAATCAATTGGATGTTCAGGAAGTCACAGACCTCGTTATCACATCAGAAAAACCAGCAAAAGTAAAATCAAATGTCGAGCAGATGCGACTGTATTTGGAGTTTGTGACAAACAAGTATTCCAAGATGCAATTCACAACAGCGAATCTGCCGGAGGTCACAAAAACAAAAGCAGCGATGCGTTCGTTACGCGTGGCAGTCGAGAAGTCAGAAAAGGAAGTCAAGAACGTATTCTTTGACGCGCCTAAGAAGGCTTTCATTGCGGATGTCGCACCACTCTACTCTCTTATAGCTAATATTGAAAACAAATGTGACGATGTGCTTGAACAAGAAGACCAGAAGCGCATTGATGGAATAAATAAGGCTATCGACGCGTATATCGAGGAGTTCACAGCAGAAGACAGCCTTGGGCAATTATACATGGACAAGTTCGAGCGCAAGAAAATGTACTATAACAAAACGCAGGATGAAACAGATACACGTAACGACATTCAGGCACAGATTATCGCGCTACAGAAGATGCAGAAGGCTTATGAGAAATCAAAAGCTGCGATACAAAAAGCCTGTGCAAAAAATAAACTCATCAATGAACTTACATACATTAAAATGTTAAATGATGATGAAGACCTAGCGACCATTTTGGAAGCGATAGAAGAAGAACTGGAGAGGTTGGAGAATGTCAAACAGGTACAGCAGAGTAACGCGGAGACAAGCGCAACGCAGGGGCAAGAATACGCGGTTCAGTACACAGAAGATGATACAGACTATACAGAAGCCGCTGAAGGAGTTGATTTCACATCAGACCTGCCTGAAAGAACTAAAACAGTTTTAGTTGAAATCACATACCCTGCTGATGCCAGTAAGGCGTTATCAGAGTTGTTTGCGATGCTTTGGACTAAAGGCATAAAATCCAAAATAGTCAGTGGAGGTGAATAGTGGGCGCGATACTGTTTCTTATGTTCCTAGGGGTGCTTGGATTTATATTCCTTGTTGTTGTAGTGCTTTCGCTCTTGTTTGGTGGCGAAGACCCCTATGAAAGAGAGTTACGAGCATACGACAGAAATGACGAACTTTGTGATTCTATTCGCAGTACTAAACGTGGGAAATCTACACACTACCACATTACAGACGGACGTTCCGTGCATCTGCACGAACATCATAAATAACCTTTGCAAAGGAGAAGATTATGGCTACAGCAAAAAAACCTGCGGGTAAAGTATCCGCTCCTGTGAAGAAGGCATCTGCACCGACAAAAGCGGTTGCGAAGTCTTCAGGCAGGCTTGCCTCGCTGAACGAAAAGGTCGCACAGACCGTACGGTATGAGCAAGAAAATCGTGACGTTTCAGGTCGTCAGTATAACTACCTGAAAATTATCGGAAACTCCGCGAATGATCCGATAACCAAAGAAGGAAAGCCCGAATACATAAAGGGTGCAAAAGAAGGTGTTTGGGTAATTCCTTCACAGAAGTTACTCCTCGGAAAAGCAGTAACACTCTCTATTAAGGGAATGTTTAAGGTTTACGAAGACAGTATTCCTGGACAGAAGAAAGACCCAAAATCAAAACAAGAGCCAATGAGACAGGTTATCGCCTATTGGCTACCCCAAGACGCGGAGCAGATTCCGCTTGAGGGTATTTTTGAACGCCCTTATCGCGGAAAGGATGGCGTTGATCACATACTCAAGCCTGTACATTGGATGTTTGTATATCTACATGAACATCCAGAAATCGAAGATGCCGTTATTACCTTCAGGTCAACAGGCAATCGTATCTACAAAGAGGTACAGAAACTTATTGCGGCTAACGCGACAACGGCAACAGAACTTCGCTTCACAATGACGCATCAGGAAATCGCTGCCGAAGGGTGGGACAAAGATTACCTGTATCCGCTGTTTGAAATCGACGGACGAAATTACGACTACGAAGATGAAAAAATCTCGTTGTGTAAGGGCGGAATGGATGAGGACGAACTTGCGGACTTCATCGAAGCATCCTTCAAGGTAAATGAAGACTATGCTTTGGCGAAAATCGTCACCAGAAAAGGCAACATCGCTGCCATGATCGCTGGCTATACCGCACCTGCTCTTGAAGACAAGACAGGGTGGAAAAAGGGCTACGAGGATGACGGAGACGCAAAGCCTGCGAAGTTTTAGCATAGGCACTGGTCACGTATAGGTGGGACGGTAGGCTCCCGTGACCAGCAAGCTGGAGGCAGAAAAAGAAGCGGAAGCGAAGTGGGTGACGAAAATCCACCCGTTTTTTCTTCTGCCTCAAATCTTTAAGGAAGTAAATTATGGCTTATTATACTGTCGCTTTTGAAGGCGGCACATATATTTCACCAGAAATGGCAGGAGCAGTTTTAGGATTTTGGGGTATTGCGCCTAACACATTACGGCGTTCAAGGTTAATCTTGAATACCCCGGTATTCGGGCCACTCACAGATGATGAGATAAAAAAATGCAATAACGCTGTATCCACAATTCAGGATTTTGAAGCACAGCATGAATCGCTAACAAAATGGAATCCTGCGTCGGCAGGGCAAGAAATGCGTGTAAAGTTAGATGCTGCTGATATTGTAGAATACAAAAAGAAGCGTTATACGCTATTTAAAAATCTTATGCTGGGCACAAAGCGTTCAAGTCAGGCAAAGCGATTTGCTATTGTACGTGTTTGTGGAAGGGGTAGCTATGTTGTTCTTGATCATAAAAATAAGGATATACATGACCCAATTATTGTTACCTGCAAATAATAACAAAAGGGGACTTTCATGTCTGAAAAATCCGCCGACCTATTGTCGGAGTTTAAGAGAATATTTTACGGCGGACAAGACAGGTTTGTAATCCATGTTCCGCCATTCGCCTATGGTGCAGGCGAAAAACAACATAAGTACACAGCGCAGACATTTGTAGGGTTTGCAAAGTACGGCACAGCAAGTTTCCCGGAAATAGATGATGGTTTTGAGAAGGGAGATTATGTACCATGCACCACAGAAAACTACAGGAACCACCTAAACGGTTCGTGTGGCCTTGCTTTGTCACCGCTGATACCAGAATACACCACAAAGAAAAGTAAAAAACAAAACTGCTGCGTATATGCTGTAATTGACATTGACACATACAATGTGAATTTCACACAGCTTATAAATCGACTGTATACAGATGGATTTAAGTTTGGTGCGTTTCAGTCCAAATCAGGTGGTCTTCACATTTACTTTTTCTTTACCGGGTATGAGCCTGCTATAGATGTAAGAGCAGTGCTGCACAAGATTGTAAATCTTTACGGTCTTGGGAAAATGTTTAAAGATGAAAAAGGAGCATCTAAAGTAGAGGTATTCCCTGAACATGATGAACACAAGCCAGGGCGTAAAGGAGTTAAAGATAAAGGTGTGTTCTTGCCATTTTATAATATGGCAGACCCAAAAGAATGTCCGAACAAAATGATAACAGCAGAAGGAAAATTGTTAGGGCTTGAGAAAGCAATACCAATGATTAAGGAACAGTTTACATCACTAGAGGAAATGAAAGCTATACTCAATGCACTTCCTTATGCCGATGCACCGTACTGTATACAAGCTGCACTGTTGTCAGGTGAACTGTACGATGGTTCACACAGGAACGATTTTATATTTACTGTTGCTCTGTATCTTAAAATGAAGCATGGTAAAGATGCGTTTACTGTAGATATGCTGCGCGAAGCTAATGAGCGATTTGCAGAACCGCTGGAAGACAAGCACGTAGAAAACACATACGCTTCAGCAATCGCAGGGGATTTTCCCATACTTGGGCAGTGCAAAAAAGAGCCGATGGCTTCTTTCTGCGATAAGAAGGAGTGTAAAGAGCGACAGTTCGCGGCAATTAAAAAAGACAAAAATAATGTCGCATCTAACTTTGAGTTTAGGCAAATGTACCGAATGAAAGCAGAGACACCCTATTATCTTATTGAAGCACGATTAGCTGGCACAGAAGATGAGTTTAAAATGTTACGAATAGATGCGGCAGAAAATATACTGAATCAACGAACCATACAAAAAGAAGGTGTTGATAAGCTCGGACAGATTATGTGGACAGTGAAACAACAGGTTTGGGAGGAGAGAATAAATGAAATCATGGCAACAATGGTGGAGAAAGAAGTTCCCAAAGAAACAGACACAACAGAATTATCAGACCTGCGACAGCTATTTAATCGTTATCTCACACATAGACAGGTGCAGTCTTCATCGCCGTTTCGTATCACGCTTAAACAAGTCTATATGGCTAACGAGACTTTCTATTTTCAAACAGATGGTCTTAAAGATTATCTACGGATCGCCAAGTTTAACCTGCAAGGCAAAAACCTGCGAGAGTATTTACTATCATACGGCTGCACCGAAGGCATGGTTGAGTACGATAAACGAGATGGGCAAAAAGGACAGATAAAATGTTGGCTTAAAAGTAATGATGATACATTACGCGAAATGTTGACGTATTTTGATGAAGTGGTTGACCAGGACGCGCAAGTTCTGGAAAATAACAAATTAAATAAAAAGGACAGTAAGGATGAGGGCGCGGAGGCAGGGGAAGACCGCAGGTTCTAGCATCTATGAAGGTGTTGGTATGACCATTGGTAATGTGCAAGAAATGTGCGAACTTCGGCAGTACTATAACATGGGCTGTCGCACCTGCATTGCGCATGGGCATCCGAAATGTCCGAAGGAGAAAGAGAAAAATGTTGATAAAGATAAATGATAATGCGTATGTGCGTACAAGCGCAATAGTTTCTATCACAACGGAAGAAAGTGCTGGTAACAATGAGGTTAGGCTGTGGCAGCAAAATGGCGAATACCATAAAATAGTATGTCAGGATAAAGAACTTTTCTACACGAGATTGGCGGAGATACTAAATGCACTTGGAGGTTATATATGAAAATGACAAACACGCTGCTCATGGCTTATGAGTGGTACAGAAACTGTCCGAAAACATGGAAGGATAGGGCGCTTGACAGCATTAAAAACACGCTTACAGGCGAATTCACAGGAACCGTAGCGACAGCAAGAGGTGACAGATTCGAGGAATTTGTTAATAATATAATAAACAAAAACCTAAAGTTTCACAAACCTCTTAGGGATTGTAATCTGCTTCGAGGACTGCGCCAACAGGTATGGCTTGACCCGCTGACAATTACACTAGATAGTGAGATGTCGTTCACATTCAGAGGAAAGATGGACTACTACGGAACCCTACTTGCTAACGAACATCCTGTTCTTGAGAGGTACGCAAAGCAAAAAATAATCTGTGATCTGAAGACTACAGGAACTACAATTAAGCAAGATAAATACATGGACAGTTGGCAGCACGTTATCTATTGTCTTGCGATGAAAGTTCCGCATTTTGCGTATTTTGTTTTTCAATTTCCAGACGACCACGGGCTTGAACCATCCGACAGCAGAATTATATTTTTAGATTGCGAAGAAGAATTGGATGCGCAGAGAAAAATGCTTACCGACCGTATCGGCGATTTAGTGAAGTTCTTAAAGGACTTCAACTTATGGAACGATTACTTCCACAAGTTTAACCAGGGGAAACCATGATTGAATTGACACACACTATTATAACAGTACCGAAGCACGCGCTGGACGCAGAAGCACACATAAGAAACGGGCTGAAGCCTTTTGTCGAGGAAAACAAGCATATCATCGACAACGGATGTATGATTCGTGTAGCACTGGTACACCGCGTAAACAAAAAAAGGTCTAGTGCAGTAACAAACGAGACCGCACTACAGACACTTCTTTCTGCTTCCGGGAAGGATGTGATCACATACACTGAAGGTGATATTATACTCAATTTCAGACAAAATCTTTTTACGAACAAAAAGAAACCTTTTCACCTTACAGCGCAGGAGAAGCTCATGCTTTATAAAAAGATATTTATGCAGGCTGAAAATATTCCGTATTACGCGCAAATTGTAGGAAATCTGCGAAAAAGGCTAGGGAAAGATTTTCTTGCAGGCGTAATATGAATGTGACGTTTAATACAGAAGATGTTACGGTCTACATTGCTGGTGCAGGTAGTGGTAAAACAACTGCTCTTATGGGTGAATTGACCTCCATGCTTAAAGAGTATCGCCCTGATGAGATAGCTTTTACCACCTTCACCCGTAAAGGTGTCTTGACAGGAATAGAAAGGGCGCTAAATACTAATGCCTCTCTTAATCCCGAAGACCTTATCTATTTTCAAACACTGCATCGTATGTGTTTTCACGAAAGCAAATTAAAACGAAAAAATATAATAGAGCCAAGGGATATTGTAAAGTTTAATCGTTTGCTTGGATTTAATCTTTCAGCTAGTGCAATGGCAAACACATTTGGTAATCACACAGAAGACGATAAAATGCTACAGCGTTATGATGCTATACGTTCAGAGGCAGACACAGGTATTTTTATTCATTCTATGTATGATGAGGAGCGATATAATAGGCTCGTTAATGCGTATGAGGTGTTTAAAAAGGAGAATGACCTTGTTGATTTTTATGACTGTTTACTTCGGTACAGGGAAATCGGAAAACCACTTCCTGTTGCTGCCTTTTTTCTTGATGAAGCCCAGGACGTTACGCCCCTTCAGTGGGAAGTCGTGCAAATGGCTTCTCGCAATGCAGAAAAGATACGTATTGGAGGCGACCCGGCACAAAGTATATTCTCCTATCAAGGTGCTGTTCCCGCAACACTCATATCGCTTGCGAAGCGACATACGACAGTGGAACTTAATAGTACTTATCGCCTACCTGAAAAGATATGTAAGGTGGCTGATAGCATTATCGAAATCATGGAACAGAAACTTCCGCGTAAACACATCGCGATCAAAAAAGAAAAGGGTGTGGTACAGGAGATTGCTGATAGAGAGCTTCTTGCCCGAATAATAAAAAAAGATTTTGGGGCAAACGGTATGAAAGAGTATCGTTGGTTTTGTTTGTTTCGTACTAATTGTCACATACATGACATGGCTGCTTTACTAGAGCAGCATTGTATTCCCTACCACACAGCAAAAGGCTTTGTGATAAATGACCGTGATATAAACAAAATAAAGCGTTACATGAAATATAGGGAGGTTGGCTATGGCACACCAGAATCTAAAGCAAACTTCATGGAAGAACACGGTATTGAAGATATTTATGCCGATTTTACGGAAAGTTCGCTTATACCATCGGAACGTCGTTATATCTACTCGGACTACATTGATAAATATGGTTTGGAGACATTGGCAAAAATGGTATATGCCGCCCCGTACTGTCTGCTCACCACCACGTATAAGGTCAAAGGCGGTGAAGCTGATAATGTCGCTGTATTTATGGACGCGACCAAGCAGGTGTCAGAGAATACTATGGTTGACCTTGATGGAGAGCTTAGAGTGTTCTATACCGCCTGTACAAGATCAAAAGAAAAACTTTACATAGTACAGCCAGAAAATAAATATAATCTATTGTCGCTTTGGGAAGCTGTAGTTGAAAACATGGGAGGTAAGATATGAACCAAAAGTATATATCACTTGACTGCGAAACGCACGATCCACACCTGATAGACAAAGGCCCAAGCTGGGTATTTTCTGAAGGAGAGATACTTGTCACAGGACTTTATGATGTAGCAAAGCAGAAGAAAGGATACATTGACGGTAACGGAGGAAAGACCGTTGGCGGGTATCTTTCTTCTGCCTCTGTGTGTGTAATTGGTGCAAACATACAGTACGACATTGGTTGGCTGGCGTATGAACACAAAATGAAAATAAGCGACATTAAATGTGAGCTTATAGATGTGGCAGTAGCAGAAAGTTTCATAGATGAATACCAGGACTTTAGTCTAGATTCTTTAGCCATTAAGTACCTAAATGAAGAAAAAGGTGTGGGTGATTTGCCGGGCATTTGCGCTTCTTTGGGTTTAAAGGGAGACTTCAGAAAACATCTGCATACATTATGGTATTGGAAAGATGAAAAACTACGTAAAGAGTACCGCGACCAGATTCGCAAATACGTTATTAGTGACGCTGATCAGCCTGCGCGTATTTGGGAACTACAAAAAAAGATACTAGAAGAACAAGGGCTCATGCCTGCCTTTACAATGAACATGAAGATGGTGAAAGTATGTCTTAAAATGAAGCAGCGTGGTGTACGTATTGACTATGAGCGGTGGCAGCATAACTGTTATGAAGCAGACAAAATACATGGAGAGCTTGCAAGGCAATTTCACGCAAAGTACGGCGAAGTAAATATACGCTCAAATAAACAAATGGGCGATTTTATGAAAAAGAATAATGTGCCATTCAAGTGGCGTATAACAGTACGCGGATGGGAGCCTGAAGGACGTAAGTTTAAAGTAAAGACAGACCTATTTCGAGGACACCATGTGTCAGACCAAAGGCGAAGGCTGAAAGAAGATTTTCCCGGTATCCGTATCGAGAAAGATAGGCTGAAGATTTACATAGACGCTGTATACCTTGCACGTACTTGTAAACAACTTGAGGAAATGGGATACAACATTGTCGCTACGCCTAACATTGATAAATACTTCTTTAAGGAGACACAAGGAAGTTATAAAGTTGTAGCTGATTTAATGCAATACAAGCAGGTAAAAGATATTATTTCAAAGTTTCTTGGCGAAAAGTTCGGTCGCTTCCTTGTATACCATAAAGACACAAAAGAGTGGCGATTACATGGTAACTTCAATGTTGTTGGCGCACGACAGACAGGCAGACTTTCAGCTAACGCGCCAAATCTTCAGAACATTCCGTCAAAGACAGTTTTATTTGAAGGTACAAGCTATGAGGTAGACCTATCCATTATGTGTAGGGAGATATTTTTACCAGAAAAGGGGCACATATTTGCTAAACTCGACTTTTCAGGGCAAGAAAACAGACTGCAAGCGCACTTTGCTTTCGGACGGTCAGGAAACAGAATCCGTGCTATGTATAATGAGAACCCGCGCCTCGACGAGCATCAGTTCGTAGCAACAGCATCAGGACTTGAAGAAGAATACGGCAAAAAGCTGGGAAGAAAATACGCCAAGAATGTGCGCTTCGGACTAAGCTATGGTATGCAGCAAACTAGAATGTGCCTACAGTTTGGCTGGGCAAGAGAGTTTGCACAAGAACTATCTGACAAAGTAAAAGACGCATCACCTTGGTTCATCGAAACAATGGAAGAAGTACAAGAAACAGTAAAGGAACGTGGCTATATACGTACAATAGCTGGACGACGAGTGCATCTTCATAATTGGGAGTTTATGGGCAGAAAAGAAAGACAAGAAGCGAAAGTGTACCAGTTCTACAATTACCTTATACAAGGCTCTGCGGCAGATCAGACAAAAGCCTGTACTGTAGCGTGTGATGAAACGGAAACGCTGGAACTTCTTCTGCTTTCTGTGCATGATGAAGGTGACTTCTCATTGCCGATGACAAAAGAAGGTTTAGCAAGGTTGAAGGAACTGAAAAGATTATTTGAGGAAGCCATGACGCTCGATGTTCCTGTTATTTGTGACCCGGAATTAGGTATGAATTGGGCGTACACTGAAGGGCAAGAATTAGATGATAAAGGATTTCCTATAGAGACACTTGACAGCCTATGGAAACGGGCTGTATCATCAGTCAAGGCAGGTAAGCGAGGCAAGCCCAGAGTGTTTGATCTTGAAGACCTGCAAGAAAATGAGGAGGAAGAAGATGACGATGATGATTCTTAGCGTCATAGGCGTGGCTGCGGGCATAGGCGCAATGTTTACACTTGTTGCACTTATGTACCACGCACACCTAGACACATTTGAGGAGGAACAATAATGCCTTGTAAAGCGTATTTAAATGGCTCAATGCGAGCCAACGGGCGTGCTATGGTGCGCATGGTAAACAAAATCATCGAAGAATACAATGAGATGGGTTATCAGCTAACGCTTCGCCAGGTGTACTACCAAATGGTAGCAAGGGACATAATACCAAACAATGATAAGTCGTACAACAATCTAGGAGAACTCATCAGTAAAGGTCGTATGCTTGGTCTTATTGATTGGTACGCTATAGAAGACCGCACAAGGTATCTTCGTGCGCTGTCTCATTGGATTTCGCCAAGCGATAGGATCGAGAGTGCTATACATAGTTATCATATTGACCTTTGGGAAGATCAACCGAACTATGTAGAGGTGTGGGTTGAAAAAGATGCGCTAATCGGCGTAGTAGAGCAAGTAGCAGATAGCTTTGATGTGCCATGCTTTTCATGTAGGGGCTATACGTCACAGACAGCGATGTGGG